CAAACAAAATTTTAGTGGTGTTGGTTATATCACTGATAAAAAAACAATGCGTTTGATGAATGAATTTGTCAGAGATAATTTTCCTGAAAATTTTATTAAAGAGATGTGGACAACTAGTTTAGGACACAAATTTTTTCCTTGTACCTTGTTAGCATGGAATGACCCTTCAGATTGGCATTGCGAAGGATTACAATATCCAGCACACAATAATCCTATTATAAGTGAGCAACGTTTTAGTACTGTATGCAACTTTAAATTAATTGGAGATCCTGTAAATTCTAGAATTAGATTTGCAGAAGGAAGTGATGCATTAAAAGAAGCAACTGAAAGTATAGTAAATGATTACATTAATAAAGAGGTAGATGTTACAACCACAAAAGATATCTTTAGTAACATCAAACCTAGGTCATACACACAAGACAAAAGTTTAATGACAAGTAGTCCAAATGATTATTTTTGTAAAGCAGAGGTTTGGGAACCACATTTAACGGAAGTAGCAGTTAAAGAAGGATTCAATAATCCATTTTTATTAAATTTAGCAAGATGGCACAAAGTTGAAATAGAAGACAATACACCAAGAGTTACATTAAGATTAATGGCTGATAAAGATATACCTTTTTCTGTTTGGGAAGAAATGGTTGAAGCAGGAACCTTTTTAAGGTAAAAAATTTTATAATAAGGATAAGTACAGATATGTTAATAGGCATTACAGGATTTATAGGATCAGGGAAAGATACTGTAGCAGGAATGTTAGTTGAACAAGGATGTGTTCAAGACAGTTTTGCATCTCCCCTAAAAGATTTATGTGCAAGTATTTTTGGTTGGGATAGAGACCTACTAGTAGGTGATACTGTAGATAGTAGAGACTTTAGAGAAACACCTGACTTATACTGGACAAGGAAGTTAAACATAGATAACTTTACTCCTAGATTGGCTTTACAGTTAATTGGCACGGAAATAATGCGTACTCACTTTAATCAAAACATTTGGTTAGACAGTTTAGAATATCGTATAAGAAAACAAGCAAATAATAATAATTGTATTGTTGTAAGCGATGCTAGGTTTAAAAATGAATTAGATTTAATCAAAGATTTAGGTGGTGTTGTGTTGCATGTTGTAAGAGATGACCTTCCGGAATGGTATGATATAGCCGTTGCCGCTAATCAAGGTAGTGTGCCTGCTAAACATACAATGGAAACAAGGTTCCGTTCTGTACATGCAAGTGAATGGAAATGGGTTGGCTATGATTTTGATTATGAAATTGAAAACACTGGCACTTTAGAAGACCTGCAAGTCAAAGTATCCAAAATTTGGCAAGAAATACAAGATAATACCAAACTTAGACTTATTAAGTAAAATTTCTGTATTTATCAATCACCTTAAAAAACGTTATCTGCCCCTGCGTAATAATACCTTTTACCTGTTTATTTGATAAATATTCATACTAACATATAATACTATGTAGAAATAATTAGGAGATTATAATGGCAGAATTAGTATCACCTGGTGTAAGTATTAGTGTAAGTGATGAATCGTTTTATGCGTCGGCAGGTGCAGGAACGGTACCTTTAATCATCATAGCAACTGCTCAAGATAAGAGCAGTCCAGATGGAACAGGAACAGCATCATTAACTAAGAAAGCAGAAGCAGGTAAATTAAAATTAATTACGAGCCAAAGAGAATTATTACAAAACTTTGGTAATCCATTGTTCTATAGCAGTGGTAGTACAGCCTTAAATGGTTATGATCTCAACGAATACGGCTTACTAGCGGCCCATAGTTTCTTAGGTCTTGCCAATAGAGCATACGTTGTAAGAGCAGACATCGACCTTGGTGAATTAGAAGCAACTTCTGTTGCACCAACTGGCGCGATTGCTGACGGCTCATACTGGTTTGACACAGCAAGTTCATCTTTTGGACTTAGAGAATACTCTGGTAGTGCGTGGGTTAAGAAATCCGTAAAAGTTGTAGATTCATCAGACATTAACAGTAGTACAGGCGGACCAAAAAGAGCATTTGGACTGAATGGAGACTATGCAGTAGTGGCTAATACAGCCGCTGGTGGCACTTCTTCAAGTATTAAATACTATGAAAAATTCAGTGATGACTGGTATGAAATTGGTTCAACAAGTTGGGCAAGTGCCACAAGTGGCGACTTCCAATTTGCATCACACTTATCAGTTCCGACATTGCAAAGCGATGGCGTAAGTGCTTTAACAAGTGGAGACGTCTTTGTACAAAGAACTACACCTAACACAGGTGCAAGTCTTTCAGTAAAACTTTTCAGTGCTACAAGTAAAACTTTTAGTGCAGTATCAAGTCCTGTATATGCTTCAACAGATGCGGCATTTACAGATATTGGTCTTGCTAATGTTAAAGTTGGCGACGTAGTTGCAATTACTGGAAGTTCAGCAGAATTAACACTTAAAAGACATAACGGTAACAGCACCGTTGTTGCAAACGGTGGAAACATATCTGCAGGTGTTGACGTAAGCGGTAACAGTTCAATCCAAATCGTTTATAACGGCACAACAGTAAACGTTACATTGGCTAATACAATTAGTGGTAACGCAACAAACTCTACGGCGGAAGATGCTGTATTTGATATTAACGCAGGTTTATCAAGTGCAGGCGTAACTGAAGTTGTTGCTAGTGAAGGTTCAGCATCTAATGTTGTACTTACTTCAAGCACAGGTAGAGACATTGCAGTAAACAGTTTACACAGTGACTTTGGACCAAGTTCAATTGGACTAGGATCCGGAGCCGCAACAGCAAACATTGTTTACAGTAACTTTGCAGATTTAAGTTATGTTGCAAGTAAAACAACAATTACAGGTACATTAGCAGAAGGTACTTTCTGGTACGATGCAGGTGTATCTAAAACAAATATAGACTTACTTGAAAATGACTCAGCAAATGGTTGGGTATCATTTAGTAAGGACTTCCAAGTCACAGCAAGTGAACCATCAACACAAAGTGATGGAACAGCACTAGTGGCTGGAGATGTATGGTTAGACAGCGACGAAACTGAAGCCTTCCCATGTATTTACAAATACAGTGGTAGTGCTTGGGTTAAAGTTGACGGTACTGACCAAGTAACAAGCGAAGGTATTGTTTATGCAGACTTTAGGCAATCAAGTGTATCTAGTTTAGATGCAGATGCCCCTGCAAACACTTCATACCCAGCAGGAATCTTAGGATTCAACAAACGTGCTTCAGGTGGTAATGTTAAAGAATATAAAATTAACTACACTCCTGCAGGAACAAACGTTGGTAATGTTTGGGTTGACGCAAGTGGAAATCAACCAGACGGTAAAATGTATGGTTTAAGAAAAGCAGTACACAACTTGGTTAAAACAAAAATGCAAGCCGCAGTTGTCAGCAATGATGACATTAGAGCAGAAACAAATTCATTTAACTTGATAGCCGCTCCAGGATATCCAGAATTGTTAGATGAAATGATTGCATTAAGTGGTGATAGAAGAAATACAGCATTTGTAATTGGAGATACACCATTTAGACTTAAAGCAGATGCAACAAGCACAAAAAACTGGGCAACAAACGCCAACAATGCTAGTGAAAACGGCGAAGATGGATTACTATCAAGTTCTCCATATGCGGCAGTTTACTATCCAAGTGCTTTAGCAACTAACTTAGACGGTACTAACGTTGTTGTACCACCAAGTCACATTGCTTTAAGAACACTTGCATTTAATGACCAGGTGGCTTTCCCTTGGTTTGCACCAGCAGGATTCCAAAGAGGTCTTGTACAAAACGCAACTTCAGTTGGATTTGTTAATCCAACAGACGGTGAATATGTTCCAGTAACACTTAACGAAGGACAGAGAGATACATTATACTTGAACAAAGTTAATCCTATTGCTCAGTTCCCAGGTAGAGGTTTGGTAGTGTTTGGTCAAAAAACACTTAACCCAACTGCAAGTGCGTTGGACAGAATCAATGTTGCTAGATTAGTTGTTTACATCAGAGAAAGACTTGACGATATCGTTAAGCCATTCTTATTTGAACCAAATGACGACATCACAAGACAGAATGCTAAAGGTGTTGTAGATGGATTCCTTTCAAACTTGGTTATCCAAAGAGGATTATTTGACTATGTTACAGTTTGTGATAACTCAAATAACACTCCAGCAAGAATCGATAGAAATGAACTTTATATTGATATTGCTATTCAACCAGTTAAAGCAATTGAGTTTATCTATATACCAATTAGAATCCAAAACACATTGGGATCAACAGCATCTTAAGAAGTTTGAGATAAAACTAATGAAAAAAGGGCGGTTTTTACTGCCCTTTTTTTATGGAATTAAAACACACTATAAAGAAAAATTGGTTATTTTGATAAATAAATGTAACGTAAACCCAACAGTGGTTTATAAGTTAGGAGAAAACAAATGGCAGATTTATTTGGAAACAAAAATAAGTTCGGTGTTCCTGTAGATGATTCCGGTACCGCTGGTATTTTAATGCCTAAACTCAAATTTAGATTTAGAGTTAAGGTAGAAGATTTCGGCGCTCAAGGTAATGCCAGAGAGTTTACGCAGAATGTAATGAACGTCAGCAGACCTAAGATTAACTTTGAAGAAGTAGAAATACATTCTTACAACTCTAAAGTTTATGTACAAGGTAAGCACACATGGGAAACTGTACAAATAGTTATTCGTGATGACATTCAGAATACTGTGTCAAGACTTGCTGGTAAACAAGTTCAAAGACAGTTAAACCACTTTAATCAACAGTCACCGTTGGCTGGAGAAGATTATAAGTTTAATACTAGACTTGAAATACTTGATGGTCAAACTACAGCACCTATGGAAACATGGGGACTTGAAGGTTGTTTCTTGCAGAACGTAGACTACAGTGATTCAGACTACACTACTAACGAACCAGTTACAGTAACATTAACAATTAGATTTGATAATGCTTTACATGTTCCAGGTGATGGTAATGGTGCAGGCTCTACAGTTGCTGGTGGTTCAGGTGAAGTATTCCCTGAGACTAACGTCTTTGGTTCTACAGCGAGTGACGGCACTTAATAGTTAATTAACGTAAGAGCAAAATATGGACCTTTATAAGATATTAGTTAATAAACTGATTGGCGATGTAATATATAAGGACGGAGATTATTTTGCATTTGATGTTAACCATGCTAAACCTTTTAGCCCAGTAAACAACCCTGTAAGACAGAAATTTAACGGGTATGTCAATTTTCACTTTAATGGTGATATTGACATTCCCGGTATTTCCGACATGAGAGAAGCAGGTGTTCCAACTGTACTCAGTAGTTTGATTAAAAACTCTGAAGTACCAAGTGCAGAAATTCAGACGGATGTCAAAAATCAGTACAATAAAAAGCGAGTAACTATAACTCATGCTGAGTATAAGCCTATTTCATTAGCGGCTTATGACACAGTGGATAGTGCTTGGGTAATTTTATTGATGAGAATGTATGCACATTTATTTTCAAACCCTCTAGGACAATTTGATATTGATGTTAATAATAATGCAACACCTAGAAAAATTCCTTATGATGTAGTACCTGATAAAATACCAACTGGTAGTCAAAATGGTCCTACATATGGATTTAATTTAGGATATTCAGACAACAATCAAGGTTATAATCTTAGACCTGGGAATGAAAAATATTTTGTATCACACATAGACATTGTTTACTATCATGCTCAAAGAGCCATGAAGTACACATTGTTTAATCCAATCGTAACAAACTTTACTGTGGAAGGTTTTGACCATGCCGCAAGTGATCCTGTTATGATTAATATGGATATCCAATACGAAAACTTTTCAATCAATCCTGTAGTAAATGGTTTTATAGCAGAAGAAGATATGAAACGATTTGTTACATATGGTTCACAAGATAGTTATAAACGATTAAGAGATGGTGGTCCACTGGATGAAAACTCACCAGTAAGTCAGAATGCAAGTAAAGATACAAGGAACCAACCAGCATTAAGAAAACGTGAATTAGGATTTCTTGCTCCTGTTGACCAAAACAGCGGAGAGACTGCAAGACTTGGAACAAATCAAGATAATGATTTTTGGAAAACGGCAGGTGGTAATTAATGAAAAGTTTATACGAAACATTTGGTAATGAACCAAGTTACGAAGTAAGACGTAATAAGGTTGTACAATTTTTACAAAACAGTACAATAAATTTTCCTTTGCCTGAAGCAAGTGTAGATGTGCTTACAGGAATGCTAGACGAAAATGCATCACGTGGAATGGATGCTACAAGAATAGATATGGTTAAAGGTCGTTTGCAAAGTGTTGGGTTTAACAAAGTCACAGCAAACACTTTAGCAATAGCATTAATAAAAATTGCAGATATTCAAGGTGTACATCCTATATCATACTTTGAATTGAATGAAGACAGCATAAAATTAGCAGAAAACACTTATAAAGCACTAAATAAAATTAGACCGAAAGGTAATTTAGTTGGTTTGAGTGTAGAAAAACAAAACAAATATAGTAAAATCTCAGACCTAATTAGACCGTAAGGATAGTTATGTCAAATCGATACTCTCAAGGACAATATGTAGTTCAGAATCCAGACAAGTATGTTGGTGGTAAAATGCCATTTGCTCGTAGCAGTTGGGAAACAGCATTCATGAGATTTTGTGATAGCCATCCAAATATACTTAAATGGGCAAGTGAGAATGTCAAGATACCATACAGACACCCTTTTACAGGAAAGATAACAAATTATGTACCTGACTTTATGGTACAATATCAAGATAAAAATGGTAAAACGTTAATTGAACTTATAGAGATAAAACCTAAAAGCCAAACTATTGTTGAAAATGCCAAAGGCAGAGGAGATAAGTTTGCAACACAAGTAAATGCCGCAAAATGGGAAGCCGCAAATGCTTGGTGTAAAGCAAAAGGAATACACTTTAAAGTAATTACGGAAGACCAAATTTATAGAAAACCTAAACGTACAACTAAGCCAAGACGCAAAATGCGTTAAGAGAATAATGAAAATAAAATATACAAAAACTCCAAGGAACGTAATCGAGTTTGACGAAGATGTTCCGGCTGATTTAGATCCTACAGATGTTGTAGAGATTTTTCAAACACCTTTGACTGGTTCATTTAATTGGGATTACACAGTACAAGACAACAGAATTAAAAAGTTATATGAATTAGGCAAACAATTAAATTGGAATGTAGAAGTTGATGTTGATTGGACTCCTAAGTTCACAGGAATTGGTGACGAAGAGTTTGAATTTGAGAATACTCAATGGGATAATCATACAACATTTAAAACATTTGATAAGGAAACTAGGTTAGAGTTCTTTAAAGACTTAAACAGTTGGGCAACAAGTCAATTTTTACACGGAGAGCAAGGAGCATTATTGGTAGCATCGCAGTTAGCCAGTTGTGCGCCTACTTATAACGCAAAACTTTACGCCGCTAGTCAAACATTCGACGAGGCAAGGCATGTTGAAGCATTTAACAAATACTTACAACAACGTTTAAAACGTAGTTGGCCCATAGGTAGAGCATTAAAAGGTTTATTAGATAAAATTTTAACAGATCCAAGATGGGATTTAAAGTTTATTGGTATGCAAGTTGTAATTGAAGGATTGGCATTAGCCGCCTTTAATGCCGCCAAAGAAGGAACTAACGATCCTGTGTACAAACAAATGTTAGAATATATTATTAGAGACGAAGCAAGGCACGTTACATTTGGAATAAATTATCTAACTGAGTTTGTAACAACATTAAGTGAAGAAGATGTAATGGATAGAGCACAATTTGCCTTAGAAGCCTGTACTGTAAGCAGAAATAGACTGAGAGCATACGATGTTTGGGAAAAATACGGTATGGATTTAGAATATACTGACGAATATCAAAAAGAAAACATTTTTCAAACACAATTTCAAGATGTTTTGTTTAGTAGAATTATGCCTAACCTCAAAAAAATCGGTTTATTGCATGATGACTTAATACCAGAGTATGAAAAACTTGGAGTAATGGGTTATGCAGATGGTGATAGTGATTATGAAACTAGTTGGGAAGAACTCAGTAAACCTTTAAAAGCATAATTCTTCGGAATAAATACTGTTATGACTAAGAAGTTAGAAGAAGAATTCAATTTGCCTCCTATTGAAGAAGCAAAAAAGTCTGATAAAAAGTTTGACATGCCGGATCATGATGATGTTGTTTATGAAAACAATCAAATTACTGAAATAGATGTTGCGGAAGTTGAAACAGCACTTAGTACAGCAGAAAAAATTGACCATGCATTAAGAAACGTACAAGGCGTAGAAGACCATGACGTAGATATGGATGATTTGGCTCAACAAGCAGTAGACAGTTATCAACAACTTATGAATTTAGGTATGAATGTAAGTGATAGAGATGCCGGCAGTATTTTTGATAGTGCCGCAAAGATGTTAAAAACTGCTCTTGATGCCAAAGACAGCAAAATAAATTCTAAATTAAGACAAATAGACATGATGATTAAAAAAGCAAGGCTTGATAATAATGCTGGAGAATACACTACTAATGAAAACGGTGGTAATAAAATGCTAGACAGAAATGAATTGCTTAAAATAATCAACAATAAAGACGATTAAATTTTCCAAGGTACTAATTTAAATCTTTCTTTTGGTAGTCCTAAAAAGTTTGTAGTCCATTCGCTTTGACCTGTAAAATCCAAATGTTGCCATTCATCTTTTCTTTGCAACTTAGTTTTAGCAATATCTTCCCAATCATTATTTAAAACAACTGATTCAATAATTTCTTTTTTTTCTAATACAGTATCTAATTCTGTGTCGTCCCATTCATAATGAAACAATTCCATAACATGTCCGTTGTTGTCTACATAGTCAATGCTCATATCAATTCCCCATTTAGGTTTTAATTTAATCATTTTCCATAATAAATTGTTTCCTGGTACCCAATTACAAAGTTGTTCTAGAGCGTATCCGTGGTAACTTTTACGCTCATATAAATCAGAATGATTAATGTGTACACCTTTGTGAGACTGTTCACTTGTAAACCAATCTTGTTTAATACATGCTTTGTAACGCATTAAATCATGCGAACCTAAATTTGCTTTTGCATATTCTTGTTCTAATTTACATAAATCATAACCGCTTTGGTCAAATCTATCTAGCATATCTGGACTTGGACATACCTGATTTTCTAAGGCAACTCCCCATGTGGCGAACCCGTTGAAATTATTTTTGCTAAGTTTAAACTGCATACTTTTGTTATTTATGATAAATAAGTACATAACAGGAGTTTATACTATGAGAGAACTTAAAGACATCATTAACGAATCTTTCAGCAAAGAGTATGGCTATAAAATTAAAGTCGCAAGAGATTGCTCCGCTGATGATTTAGCAAAATTAGAATCAATATTGTCTAAGTACAATATTGTTAGTGCTACTCCTTGGAATAGACAACCTATTCAAGAAAATCCAATGGAATTTCAAAGATTGAAAGGTGTTAATTTTACAAGTGAAGTATGCAGTACAGACGTTGTACTAAAATATCCAGTCAACGATAGAATATTAGAAGTTTACGTTGCAGTAAACTTAGGTGTGGACCATGAACGTGTATTATGTTATGGTATTAAAGAGCCTAGAAAAATAGAATCAGATTTAGCCGCAGAAAGGCATGAAATGGATAAAGATAGATTTGTATCTGAAGAAGATGCAGAACTTAACAAAGAAGAATTCGCCCACTATGAAAACGAAAATGTTGATGTCGATTTTAGTGAAGCATTGTTTGGCGAAGAATATAACTCCAAGTTTTTAGCAGAATTAGAAAAAATCAAAGCAGAAAAAGGTGCAGACTATTTCCGTAATTATCCTTCAAAAGATGAAATTATGGGAGACAGTCTTAAAGGACTATATGACACAATTACAGGCACAGCAGGTGGTGGTAAATCTCCAGAGCCTAAGCATGTTGATGTAATTAGTCAAAGTGCAAGAAGAAACTAATGTCAAACTTGAAGAAGCATATAAAATTAATGGAAGCCAGAGGTGTACTTGGTGCAGAAAATGGTGGACTAGAATTATTTATTGACAACGAAACAATAGAATTAGGTAAAACACCTGAAGAAGTTGCTAGTAAACTAAAAACAATAAAAGATTTAGATTTAGATGACCTATATGCTTCTAGTTCAGTAGACTTTGCTGACGAATATGGTTTTGCAAACGAAGACGATGCACATGAATTGTTTGACAAAGCAGTTGCATTAATGATTCCAAAACCAGATGAAAACAGAGCCAAAGTAGAAGATGAGCCTATTACATCAGAATTACTTGCTAAATTAAATGCAGGAGAACTTGACGAAGCAGTAGGCGAGTACTCTTATACATTAGAATACAATGGCGAAGGCCCAAGCGGTTATACAAAACATATTCTTACAATCACATCACCAGAAGGTGAAAGCAAAAAAGTAGCAGATGACTTCACATACTTTGAACCAGAAGAACAAGACATGCAGGCTGAATTAGAATCTTGGTTTAAACATGGACATGGCGTAGGCGATGAACAACAAGAATCCATTGAAGAAGGTCATTGTGATGTATGTGGTGATGAGCCAGAAGCAGATGAACAAGAAAGCCACAAATATGAAAAACATCATTCAACTAGCACCGGCTCAGTTTCAGTAGAAGCAAGTGCAGAAACAATTGATGAACTTAAAGTATTGTTAAGAAAAGTTGGAATTACATTGCCAAGCGGTGAGCCAGAACATGATGACATGCCTAAAGAACCTATGAAAATTGTAAAAGTAGATATGCCAGATGCACCTGTAAATCCATACAATAGTGGTGAACAACCAAAAGACGAAAAGCAAGTTTTAACTAATATTATTAGGGATAGACTTAAAGATTATCTACGCAATAGTCAATCCTAAGCATTTTTCCCCCAAAAAATAACTAAATAACAGTATGCCAAAAGGAACGGTAAATACTGAGTTAGTAAAATCTGCTTACTCTAAAGAATTATATGACCAAGACATGCTGAGAGAGTTTCAGCAATGTTGTGATCCTATTGACGGTCCTATGTTCTTTATGAAGCAGTATGTCAGAATACAGCACCCAACAAGAGGTGGAATCAAATTTGTACCTTTTGATTATCAAGAAGACTTAGTAAAAAACTACAACGAACATAGATACAGTATTAATATGCTGGGCAGACAGATGGGTAAAACTACTGTAGCCGCAGGATACTTACTATGGTTTGCTATGTTTAAACCAGACAGTACAATATTAGTAGCGGCTCATAAGGCGGCAGGTGCCAGTGAAATTATGCAACGTATTAGATATGCATACGAAACTATACCTAATCATATTAGAGCAGGAGTTGTAGAATATAACAAAGGAAGTATTACATTTGATAATGGTTCACGTATAGTTAGTAGTACAACAACTGAAAACACTGGTAGGGGTATGTCACTTACATTAGTTTACTTAGATGAGTTTGCATTCGTACCGCCACGTATCGCGGCTGAGTTTTGGACATCTCTTTCACCAACATTAGCAACAGGTGGTAAATGTATTGTTACTTCAACACCAAATAGTGACGATGATACTTTTGCTGGTATTTGGCATCAGTCTCAAAAAACAGTAGATGAATATGGTAATGAACAAGATGTAGGTATAAATGGATTTAAAGGTTATCTTGCTAAATGGCATCAACATCCAGATAGAGATGATAAATGGGCCGAAGAAGAAATGGGCAGAATTGGTGAAGAACGTTTTAGAAGAGAACATGAATGTGAATTCATCATATACAACGAAACATTAATTGATGCTTTATGTTTGGCTAATATGAAGCACACAGACACCTTGTATAGAACAGGAGAAGTTCGTTGGTACTCTAGACCCAAGAAAGATAATATGTATGTTGTAACATTAGATCCTTGTGCAGGTACAGGTGGAGATAATGCCGCAATACAGGTAGTTGAATTACCTACTATGAAACAAGTAGGAGAATGGTGTCACAATAAAACACCTGTTGAAGGACAAGTTAGAACATTACGAGAAATTTTAAAAGAAATAGAAGCATATGAACCGAGAGAAATTTACTGGACAGTGGAAAATAACACAATTGGTGAAGCCGCACTTGTTGTTATACGAGACACAGGTGAAGAAAATTTTCCAGGTCAAATGTTACATGATCCTGTAAAAGTTCAAGGCAAACGTGGACGTAAAGGATTTCATACAAGTGCTAAAACTAAAATGGATGGTTGTATAACATTAAAACGATTTATAGAACAAAATAAATTAAAAGTATATAGTAAAGCATTTTTAAGAGAATTAAAATGTTTTGTTGCTAGAGGCAATAGTTTTTCTGCACAACCTGGAGAAACAGATGACTTAGTAATGAGTATGGTTATTGCATGTAGAATGGTAAATTATATTTCTACATTTGAAGATGACATATTTGACGTAGTAAATCAGAACATTAGAGGCGATGGAGAACTTGACCGTTCTGATGATGAGCCGTTTGACGAATATGATGAACCAATGCCAATTGGACTACTTTAGATAAATACAAGTAGGAGATAAATAAATGGCAATAAGTGTAAAAACAGTAGCAGACAAAGTCTTTAATTTATTAAAAGGCTATGGTTACGAAATTGATACTTTTGATAAAGTAGGTGAAGTTGTTGGTAACCCTGCAGACGCAATTAGATTTTACGTTGATAGTCCTAATTTACTTGTTACACTAAACGTACCTAACGAAGAAATACGTTTTAGTGTGTCTGAGAATACAAAAGACACAGATACAATTAGGTCACAACTTAATAATATTGCTAGAGCTCACTTAATGACAATGGATTTTAGAGTATTTGGAAAAACATTAAAACCAACTAGTGAAAAAATCAATATTGATAAAGAGATAGAAATGGAAGGAATTACAGAAGCAAGTTTAGGTTCATCATATGGATCAATTAAAACAAGTTATCAACCACTTGATAGTGTTAAGATAGTTGTTAAACATTCAAAACCTGTAAATGAAGAAATACGTGGTGCTAGAAGCAGAAACATTAGCAAGATTTTTATTCAAGCAAATGAAGAACGTTTCTTGTTCCCAAGTAAAAATTTACAAGGTGCAAGAGCAATGGCAAGACATATTTACAATGGTGGAGCAATGCATGACACAGTTGGAGAAAGCATTGTACAAATGTGTAAAGATATTAGAACTTTAAGAGAGTTTGTTAGATATGTCTCTACAAAAGGACTAATAAATGAAGCAAACAGTGAATATGTAACACTTGCAAAAGAACATATTGAAAGTATAAAAACTACATTCAAAAGAGTTGCTGGTGCAAAGTCATACAGTAAAGCAGTTGAAAGTTTAAATGAATATGACAATATTGAAATTGTAAATGAAGTAAATTTAGAAGACCATTTCACTGAAACACATTTTGATAACAAAGTTGGTAATGCACATGAAACACTTTCAAAATTAGTTAATAAAAAATCAGCATTTGAAAGTTATATTATGAATGCTATAGAATCTGAAACATTTGAAGGTGCAAAAGAAGTTATTGAAGAAGATCCTTTAGAGTTTGCAAATCCACACAGCAAATTAGGTTATCAAGTAAGTCAATTAAGTACTGTAGTTGCTAATCAAAGACTTGCTAATTACTTAGGTAGCATTGGAAGTAAACTATCAGATGGTGGAAGTTTAGATCCTATGGAGTATAGAGCAGTTAAGGCTTCTTTATTATCTGCACAACAACCTACAAATGTAGCAATGGCAGAAGATTTAGCAGAAAACAAATCAAAAGAATACGAAAAATTTATTGACAGTTTTGTTATTTTTGATAAATAATTTTTAACTACTTGTCAGCAGTAGTATAAAAAGGTTGACAACATGGCACAAAGAAAGTAAACTAGGCACATAGTAAACACAATTCGTTTACAAACATGGCACAAACATATAAGGAGAAACATTATGGCATCTTTGGCAGAAATTAGAGCAAAACTACAGGCAATGGAAAGTAAAAGTTCCGGAAGCCAATCACAATCCGGCGGAGACAACGCCATTTACCCACACTGGAATATCGACGAAGGCACTTCAGCAGTACTGAGGTTCTTACCTGATGAAGATCCAGATAACACATTTTTCTGGGTTGAAAGACAAATGATACGTTTGACTTTTCCAGGTGTTAAGGGTGGCGATATGAAACCCGTAACTGTACAAGTACCTTGTGCAGAAATGTATGGAGATACATGTCCTGTATTAACTGAGGTTCGTCCTTGGTTTAAAGATTCAAGTCTTGAAGATATGGGCAGAAAGTATTGGAAAAAACGTTCATACATTTTCCAAGGATTTGTAACAGAAAATCCTCTTTCAGAGGAATCACCTGAAAATCCAATCAGGAGATTTGTAATTTCACCTCAAATCTTTAACATTATTAAATCAGCATTGATGGACCCAGACATGGAGAACATGCCAACTGATTATATGAATGGTACAGATTTTAGGGTAACTAAAACAACCAAAGGTCAATACGCAGACTACAGCACATCTAAATGGGCTCGTAAAGAAAGAGCATTAGATGAAAATGAACTTGCGGCTATTGACTCAAATGGTCTTTACAACTTATCTGACTTTTTACCAAAAAGACCTGGTGAAGAAGAACTACAAGCAATCGCTGAAATGTTCCAAGCATCAGTTGACGGTGAATTGTATGATGTTGAAAGATGGGGTAACTTCTACAAGCCTTACGGCGTAGATGTTCCTAAAACAGCAACGCAAAAAACTACAGAATCAGCACAAGCACCAGCGGCTAATCCGGCTCCGGCTCCGGTAGTTGAAAAAGAGGCAGAGCCAACTGCCCCTCTTTCTGAAGCAGTTGAAACTCAAGCAACTGCGGCTGAACCTAAGGCTGAACCAGTAGCAGAAACCAGTGGCGAGAAACCAAGTGCAGATGATATTCTGAACATGATTAGAAACCGTAGTTCATAAGGAGACTAACATGCAGAAACCATTTGACTTAAACAAATTCAGAACGGGTTTGACTAAAAGCATCAGCGGTATTAGTGCTGGCTTTCATGACCCTCAGGATTGGGTATCGACTGGTAACTACACTTTAAATTATCTTATAAGTGGGGACTTCAAAAAAGGAGTTCCCCTTGGTAAGGTGAGTGTATTTGCAGGAGAATCCGGTTCGGGCAAAAGTTTTATTTGTTCTGGTAACCTTGTGAAAAACGCACAGGATCAAGGCTGTCAAGTAGTATTATTTGATAGCGAAAACGCACTGGATGAAGAATGGCTACAAGCATTAGATGTTGATACTAATCCTGAGAAACTTCTCAAAATTAGTGTTAGCATGATTGATGACGTTGCTAAAACAATCAGTGATTTTGTAAAAGACTATAAATCTAACTATGGTGATTTACCATATGAAGAACAACCTAAAATGTTATTTGTAATTGACAGTTTGGGTATGTTATTAACACCTACAGATGTTGACCAATTCCAAAAAGGTGATATGAAAGGTGATATGGGTAGAAAGCCAAAGGCATTAACGGCCCTAGTTAGAAATACAGTAAATTCATTGGCACCACATCCAATTGGTCTAATAGCAACTAACCATACTTATGCATCACAAGACATGTTTGACCCTGATGATAAGATATCAGGCGGACAAGGTTTTATATATGCAAGTAGTATTGTTATTGCAATGAAAAAACTTAAACTTAAAGAAGATGCTGACGGTAATAAAGTATCAACGGTACAAGGAATTCGTGCCGCTTGTAAAGTTATGAAAACACGTTACAGCAAACCTTTTGAAAGTGTACAAGTTAAAATACCTTATGAAACTGGAATGGACCCATACAGTGGTATGGTAGAAATGCTAGAAGCAAAAGGTATCTTAGAGAAAGTTGGTAATAAACTATCTTATGTCTCGCCTATTACAGGTGAAGAAATAAAAGAGTTCAGAAAAGGATGGACTGGCGATAAACTTGAAATAATTATGCAAGAGTTCGGACAAAATCCTAAAAAGGATAATGATGCCGAAGACGACATTGATGTCGGTGAACTTGACAATTTTAATGAAGAGGACTTAATCGATGAATCCTGATATTTTATTACTTGTAAGTGTTTGGGACAGTATGAAACATTATGTTCCAAAGAAGGATCGTATAGAAGCGGCAGAACATCTAGTCAGAGTATTTGATGAAGAAGCCGACATGGGTAATCTACAAGAAGATATTGACACTTTTGATACTGCTCTTAAAACAGCAGTAGCAAGTCATTATGGTGTAGATGATTACGATGAAGACGAAGACGAGTGGAACTAAGTTATGGCAGGTTGGTATAATTCAGTAGTAGCAGATTTAGGCAAAATTGTTGACTCAATTGAATACTACGAAAAAGAATTAGAAGAAGCCAAATACGAATGCAGTATTAAAGGCAGTCTAGAGAAATCTAGTTCTGCCTTACCTGGCATTACAGAACATCGTTTTAATCAACTTCAGGAAATTGAAGCAATACTAGAACACTTAAATATAGAACTTCGCAAAGAACGTTCTAAAACATTTCGTAAATACTTAGAAAATTACAATAGAGCATTGAGCAGTAGAGATGCTGAAAAGTTTGTTGATAGTGAAGATAGTGTTATAGACCTAACACACCTTTGCAACCAATATGCATTGTTGCGTAATAAGTATTTAGGAATAATGAAAGGTCTCGATACCAAGCAATGGCAGATAGGTCATATTACTAGACTAAGAACTGCAGGCATGGAAGATATCGTTATTGGCTAAATGATACATGTTTTTATAAATGGCAGACTTGCTAAAAAACAAGATGTCATTTTATCATCAGAATCTTTACTTAATACACTTTGCCCAAACTGTAATGCTACAGTTGATGTAAATATAGAAATTTTAACAAAAGTAGATGAAAATTTAGCAGGGTATTGTTGGGGAGATTCAGAACACATAGAAATTGAACTAGCAAGAAAAAGCAACGATTACACATATACCAGAGAAGAGTTTTTACTTAATTTAACACATGAATTAGTTCATGCAAAACAATTAATCAATAAGCAATTTGAATTCAAGTTACAAGAAGAATTAATTAAAAATTTACCTTACAATAAACTTCCGTGGGAAGAAGAAGCATATGGATTAGAAAATTCTTTATTTGAAGAGTTTTTTAAAAGGTTGACATAGTATCCAATTTTTAGTAAAATAATTACATTATAAATTTTAGGAGTAAATATGAGTGACCAATTTCAATTCCAATACGATAGCAAAGAATCTTTTGATACTAATTACACTAAATGGCGTCAAATGAATATTGAGGAAAGATCCGCTTGGAGTGAGCCACAACTTACTGATGACGAAGCATCTATTCTTTTTAGCAAATTGTTTGGACAATACAAACTACAAGGAACAAAATAATTATGCCCACCCATGCAATGATAGATATTGAAACTTTGGCAACTACGCCAGAAGCAGTAATACTCAGTGTGGGTGGCGTAAAGTTTAATCCTTACACAAACGAAGAACCGCATAGTTTTTTAGATTTTAAATTAGACATTGACGAGCAAACTGCAATGAATCGCGATGTTGACAATGGTACTTTACAATGGTGGGCAAAGCAACCACCACATATTAGAGACAAAGCATTTTCAGATGAAGATAGAACTAATATAACAGAATTCACAAAATCTCTTAATAAATGGCTTGTAGGCTGTGACGAAATATGGTGTCAAGGCCCACAATTTGATATGGTCATTATTGAGAATCTATACAAAATGCACAATACCCACACAAATTGGGCATATTGGCAAATCAGAGATAGCAGAACTGTATTCAGCATGATGGAAGTTGACCCTAGAAAAGGCGTACAAGAAGACCTACATAGTGCTGTAGACGATGCAAAATGGCAGGCAAAATGCTTACAAACCTGCTTTTTCATGCTAAACATCAAAAAAGATTAACTTTTTTGCCACTTTTTTTGGTAAAAAGGTTGACTTCACCCGTAAAAGAAGTATAATAGTATGTATAAGTTAAACAAAACGGGAGTAAAGATGACTAACTTTGTAAAAATTAAACAAGGCACATACAGGAAGAATACTGTTGATAACATGGTTTTTCCTATTGTTAAGCCTTTAAACATTGGTAAGAAAGGTGCTTTCATTACTGTAGATGGTACTGAAGTCCTTGGAGACCAGTTCAGCAAAATCCGAGTACTTATAGAAGATCCTACACAGGACCTTGAATATGTAACTCCGGCTATATATGCCGAGCAACCTAAAATCGACAATACCCCTGCAGAGCAGAAGGAAGAGTCCGATGAGCAAGCCATTGAACGTATTCGTGAAAGGTTTGATATTTTGGACAGAATGACTCATGCAGTTGCAGAAGGTACTGTTAGAGGTATGATTGTAAGTGGCCCTCCAGGAGTTGGTAAGTCTTTTGGTGTTGAATCTGTATTAGAAGATTACGACATGCTTACAGAAGTTGCTGGCAAACCTGCAAGAACTGAAGTTGTAAAAGGTTCTGTTACGCCAATTGGTTTGTTCCAGACACTTTTCAACAATTCAGAAAAAGGTAACATATTAGTATTTGATGACTGTGATAGTGTACTGTTTGATGAAGTATGTTTGAACATGCTTAAGGCTACACTTGACTCGGGTAAGAAACGTTACATTACTTGGAAGTCAGAATCTAATGCACTTCGTAGAGAAGGAATACCTGATAGGTTTGAGTTCAAAGGTGGTTGTATCTTTATTACTAACGTTGATTTTGAAAACGTCCGTTCTAAGAAGATAAAAGACCACTTGTCAGCACTTATGTCAAGATGTCATTACTTGGATCTTACAATGAACTCTGCTAGAGATAAGTTCCTTAGAATCAAGCAAATTGTTAGAGACGGTATGCTTGAAGAATACAAGTTCGGTGAAGAAGGCGATAAAGAAATTATTGACTTCATGATTGAGAACACTGACAAACTTAGAGAGATATCTTTAAGGATGGTTCTTAAGATTTCCGACCTTAGGAAAATGGAGCCAAACAATTGGCAGGCTTTAGCCAGAACTACTTGTATGAAAGGAGTCATTTAAAATAAGTAATACTGCTAACGATTCCCTGGTGCTCAAACGTTAGTCATCCCCCACACAGAGCACCAAGAAGCCCGGATTTCTTCCGGGCTTCACTTTATTTGATATTTCACTTGACTTTTCCTGTATAAGACGTATAATTATAATAGAACTTATAACCTGGAGAATTTATGAATATCATAGATAAGGAACGTCAGGAGAGAGAGTGGAAAAGGAATTTTCATTTAAATTTCTCTCCTATGTATGCCATGTTTGCATGGTCAATTATATTTGCAATAGCAGTATGTTTGAGCCCACAAGCAAAGGCAGAAGAAATAGAAGAAGTTGTGGTAGTGGCACAACAAGTAAAAACTGTGAAAGCAGACCCACTAAAAGAATCATCCTTTATAAGAGTATTACTTCCAGCACACACTTGGACAGCAGGTGGTGATGGTGCTTTTCAAGGATACAATGAACGTGGTGCTCAAACAGTACACACGGCAGTTTACAAAAATGGGATACCAGCAAATTTACCTGGTAGTGCTTGGTATGACTTTGGAACAGATTTAGCAACTGGGCAAAAGGTTAAAGTTATCTCAGGTGCCAATAGTGTTGTATATGGTAGCGGTAGTATTGCTGGCACAATTTTGATTAAAGATAATATTGAACAAGGCGTAACTGCTAGATTTGGAACGCAGTCACACCGCTTTGTTAGTATAGCACCAACAAATTGGTTTCAATATACTGCAATGGAAACTAATCAAGATAGTGTTAGAAATGACAATGTGGAAAAAGATTTGTATTCAAATAAGAATGCAAAATTTAATATTGATGTCCAAGACTTTACTATAACAGCAGATTATACTGATTATAGATATGATTATGATAACTGTTATGATTCTAATTTTGAAGCATCAAATGATTGTAAACAAGATGGTGAAAAATATAACTTTGCAGTAAATAATGAATATTTTACACTAGGTAGAACACATGATAAAGCAAATTACACAACAGGTGATTGGTTATCATATTACAATGAAAGTAGCACAGACTATTTGAGAGTAGGAGACCAAGTGGACCTATCTAACAAACTGCAAGTAGGTTATGGTGTTGATGCAAGTCATGAACAGTATAAAACACTCACAGATGATTATGATAGAGATAATTATGGTGCTTACTTAAACATAAATGCCGACTTTGCCATGAAATATAACTTTGGTTTTAGAGTTGGTAATGAAGACCAGAATGCATTGAGATTCGGGTTAGAACGTGGACCATTCTTTTTAAATGTTGGTAATAGTTATAGAAGACCTACATTGTATGAATTAAATGGCGACGGCTATGTAAGTGCTAATGCAGATTTATTACCTGAAGAAGCAATTGGTTATGAAATTGGATTTGGTGTATTAAGTTTGTTTAGATATGAATTTGAACAAGCAATAGAATACACACCTGGTTTTTATGAAGATGTTACTACATCTGAAACTGTAACTGATCCTGAAACAGGAGAGACTACAGTTATTACAACAACAGAGCAAGTTTGGAATGCTCCTAAGTATTACAATACAGGTGCATACGAAACACAAGGCTTAAGATATGCACAAGAATTTGGAGCATTTAAAGTTGCACTTGCTGTTACTGATACAGACCAAGCAAGAGTTCCTAAGTACATGGGTGTACTTGGCTGGAATCAATCTTTTGGTAGTCACGAATTTGATATTACATTTAGAGGACAGTTTAATAGAAAACCAGGTCCTTATGATGGTGATGAATTAGAAGATTTACATAATTTATCTTTTAGATATATTAAGACTTTTGCTAATGATGTAGACTTGGCTTTAAGTATCGATAATATGCTAGATGAAGAAGTTGAAGTTCTTCCTGGTTATAATAACCGTGGCAGACAATTTATGTTGACAATGCAAAGGAAGTGGTAGTATAATTACATATGGCTAAATGTATCTTAGAAATACGAGATGAAGTAAATGTAAAATTTGTTGGACTTGACGTTAAAACTAGACGCAAGATATCCGATGAAGTAAAATACTTTTTACCGTATGCATATCATATGCCTGCTTACAAGTTAGGTAGATGGGATGGTTGTGTTCGATTCTGCGATGTTGGCGGTAGAACATATATGAATCTACTTGATAGATTACTTCCTATTGTACAACAAGCAGGATATGATGTTGAAGTACAAGACAACAGAAACGTTTGGTCATTTGAGTTTGAGGAAATAGAACAAACCAAATATGATGATATTGCATGGCCCAAAGGTCATCCAGCAGAAGGTGAACCTATTATACTCAGAGACTATCAAGTTGACGTAATAAACAACTTTTTAAAAAACCCACAAAGTTTGCAGGAGGTGGCTACAGGTGCCGGTAAGACGCTCATAACAGCCGCCTTAAGCGATTTGTGTGAACAGTATGGTAGAACAATAGTAATTGTTCCTAACAAAGACTTAGTATTACAAACAGAAAAAGACTATAAAAATTTAGGACTTGATGTTGGTGTACTATTCGGAGATAGGAAAGAATATGATAAGACACATACAATTTGCACATGGCAAAGTTTAGCAATACTAGAAAAGAAAAGTAAAAAATATGAAGCAGATTTCCCCATAGATGATTTCTTAGATGGGGTTGTATGTATAATGGTCGATGAAGTACACAAAGCAAAAGCAGATGTACTGAGAAATTTATTAGGTGGACCATTTAGAAATGTTCCTGTTAGATGGGGTTTGACAGGAACAATACCTAAAGATGAACATGAAGCAGTTGGTTGTGTTTGTTCTTTAGGACCAGTGATTGGTAATTTAAGTAGTAAAGAGTTACAAGAAAAAGGTGTACTAGCAAACTTAGATATCAATATAATTCAGTTGCAAGACGGCGTATTAGGATTTAACAATTATGCTCAAGAGTTAAAATGGCTTGTAACTGACAAAGACAGAATCGAAGAAATTAGCAGTATTATTACTAGCATAAGCGGTTCTGGAAATACACTTGTATTAATAGACAGAATTGCAACAGGTGAAATATTATCTGATATGTTTCCTGAATGGGTATTCATAAGTGGAGATATGAAAGTTGCTGATAGGCAAAAAGAATACCGAGAAGTTAGTGAAATGGATAATAAAGTTATAGTTGCAACTTATGGTGTAGCGGCAGTTGGTATTAACATACCTAGAATTTTTAATTTGGTTTTATTAGAGCCAGGTAAAAGTTTTGTTCGTGTAATACAAAGTATCGGAAGAGGAATTCGTAAAGCCGAGGACAAAGACTATTTGAATGTAATTGACATTACGAGTAATTTAAAATATAGTAAAAGACACTTGACAAAAAGAAAAGCATTTTATAAAGAGCAGGGTTTTCCTTTTCAAGTAACCAAATTGGAGTATAAATGAAAATATTAACAGTCGACAACGACGTTTATGAAATAGACCATGTGCCTGATGTAATAGATGACATACGTTTTTGTGTGTTTGACACAACAGATCCTGAGTTTATGGATTATTACTTTTTGCCATTGATATTCTTGGAGAGTTTTTATGCACCTGCTATTTGTTTAAAAATAGGTGATAAAACAATTCAAATGCCAATGGATTGGAGCATAGCAATAACAGATGAAGATTTAAGTGGAATAGAAGTAATACCTTTGACAAGTTTAAACAATAGAGGATTTTTAACTGCAACATTAAATCCTTTAGGAAGAAAATTAATAGAATGTGAAGAAGTAAAAATTACTAACATCTATCAAGATGTAAAGTGGTACTTTCCTAAATTAAAAAACGGACACATGTTGGTTGCACCTTTAGAGAATAAACCTAATCCTAAGTGTGCATTTTTTGTAAAAGAAGCAAACAAGATTCCTAATGAAATCGATGTTTCGCATTTGCTAGATTAGGAGGAAATTATGGCAAAATATAGATATAGAATAGATGGTGGCAGATATGGAGGCGAATGTGCTGTAGGCACAGTCTCAGAAGACTTTGCACAATATTGGACACCTAAAATTGAAGAAGATGGAGCACACAGTTGTGGTTTCATTGACCATGTGTTAGCACTTTCAGAATGGGACGATGATGTAGGATTAGATTCTGATTCACCTGACATTTTTGAAGATGGCAATGAAATACCTGGTTGGTATGAAGTAGATGACAAAGAGCATATCAATGCCGCTTTTGCAGATGGTGGATTTACAGTAACACCTGTACCAACTGACGGCTCAGATGATTGGGGCGGAGATTGGGAAAATGAAGTGAGTGCAGAAGCACATTGGCTCAAAGGCAGAGAAGGTGCATACATTAGTACTGATGCTAATGGTGAAAGCCCGGAAGGTTGTACGCCTGTAATGATTTTTATGAGTGTGGAAAAAGGTGGCTTTGCAAGTTGGTTTGTGGATACAGATGAACCTTTTGATGAAAAGAAACTTGTTATGACAGTAAACGAAACGCACATGGGAGAATTTGTAGAGGATTTAGCATACGACAAAGTTTGGTTAGAAGCCAACTATGATATGAACGACACAATGGGCAAAAGTTACGAAGCCGCAGTAGGTTGGAGCACAGACAAATGGAGAGACGAATACAAAGATCCATCTGAAGAAGACTTGTCAGAATATTGGGAAGATTACGACGCAGAGATGGAAGATGATTCTTAAAGATATTGTAAGAACAATACCTGATTATCCTATCCCTGGAATACAGTTTAGAGATATTACAAGTATTACAGAAAACGCAACTGCATTTAAACAAAGTATTACAGAACTTAGTGTTCATGTTGCTAAATTTAATGCAGATTGTATTGTTGGTATTGAAAGCAGAGGTTTTGTATTTGGAACTCCCATTGCAACAAAGTTTGATTTGCCTTTTATATTAGCAAGAAAGCCAAGCAAATTACCTAATCCTACTGTTAGTAAATCTTTTAAATTAGAATACGGCGAAACAGAATTACATATCCAAAAAATATCTCCCATAAAAGGCAAAGTTGCTATTGTAGATGACTTGGTTGCTACAGGAGGTACAGCACTAGCCTGTGCCGATTTAATACATGAACATTGGAATATTCCTAAAGAAGATATTTTAATTGTTGCAGTAATAGACTTGCCCAACTTGGGAGGAAGTGCTATAATAAAAGAACAAGGATATGATGTAAAATGCATAATGGAGTTTGAAGGAGAATAAATGGACATCATTTTAATTGCATTAAAAGAAGAAGCACCTAACATGTCTAAATGGGACAATGTGTTTTTTACTGGTGTGGGAAAAGTAAATGCCGCCATAAAAGCATCAGCACTTATAGAAAAATATAAACCATCTACAGTATGGAACTTTGGTACAGCAGGTGGCATAACAGTTGAAAGTGGAATACACGAAATAACAAACTTTGTACAACGTGATATGAAGTGTTGTGAGATGGGTTTTGAAGTTGGACAAACACCTTTTGAAAAAGACATTGTAATAAATTTTGGAGAAGATAATGGTATGTGTTGTAGCACTGGTGATAATTTTGTTACTGATACTTCCTTATTGGATATTGTCGCTGATGTGGTAGACATGGAGGCTTATGCTATTGCAAAGGCTTGCCAATACCACAATGTAAACTTTAAGTGTTTTAAATATATAAGTGATAGTGCAAATGAAAATGCCAGCAAAGAATGGCATGAGACTGTAGCAGACGGAGAACCGCACTATATGGAGATACTTGGTGCCTAAAAAACCACAGATACCACTAGCAGAAGTTATGAAGGCTATCGATAAAAAGGATAGAGACTGGTATAACAAATTAAATGCTGAACAAAAGAAAGCATTTAGTCCTTGGATGATGATGAGATATGCTAGTAGTGTACAAGGAAAGTCAGCACCTGATTATGTTTGGATGGTAAATGAATTAGTAAATCATAAGTTTACTGATGTTAGCAAACATCCTGAACTACAATGGTTATTAATGACTGCGGCTGGCAGTGGTAAAGTGCAACACCACCCATATATAAAACCACCAAACAGTAGAAAAAAGAAAAGTAAAAGAGGAGACTTTGTCAGTAGTGTTCTTCCTCATTTAAAAGCAGATGAAATTGAATTATTTTTAAGTTTGAACGATGATGAATCTTTGAAAGAACTTGCACTTGCTAATGGTTATGATGATAAAGAAGTAAAGGAAATATTTAAGAAATGAGTTTGGATTGTAAATGGTGCGGTAAAAGTTTTATGAGCGAAAGAACTCTTGCGGCCCATATGTGCGTAAAGAAAAGACGTTGGGCAGATAGAGAAATGAGCCACATACGTTTAGCACATAGAGCCTTCCAAATGTTTTATGAAATAAACACTACTGCTAAAAATCCTAAGACTATGGAAGAGTTTATAAAAAGTCAATACTATGAAGCATTTGTAAAATATGGTAGAGCATGTCAAGTAAATGAATGGCTTGAACCAGAACGTTACACAGAGCATTTGATTAGAACAGGTGTAAAACTTAAACAATGGGCAACAGATAAACAGTATGACAAATATTTAAAAGAATATGTTAGAAAAGAACCTGGTCTTAAAGCATTAGAAAGAACTGTAATATATCTTGCAGGATGGGGAAAAGAAAATGAAACAGATTGGCAGAATTACTTTACAGAAGTTTCGCCCTCAAGAGCAGTACATGATTTAAGAAGTGCAAAAGTAAGTCCTTGGATATTATATCTTAGCAGTACAGGTGATAATTTATTAAAAAGATTTAACAGTGAACAAGTAAAAATGATAGAAGATATCATTGAGCCTCCATTTTGGCTAAAGTTGTTTTCTGCTAATAAAGAAGAAGTAAATGAAATCAAACAAGCATGTAAGGATGCAAAAATATGAACGTAAAAATTATCAGTTATAGTCAATCACCACAATTTCCTGGTCGAAGTGAATCGGCATTGGATCTAGTGGCATATTGTGCCAGGGTAAGTAATCCTGATAATCAGAATAATAAAGAAACAAGTGAAAAACTTGTGAAGTATTTGATGAAACACAAACATTGGAGCCCACTTGAAATGGTGAGTGCATGTTTGGAAATTGAAACAACCAGAGACATTGCTAGACAGATTCTAAGACATAGAAGTTTTAGTTTCCAAGAGTTTAGTCAACGTTATGCAGACCCTACACAGGATCTAAGTTTTGAATTTAGAGAAGCAAGACTGCAAGACCCTAAAAACAGACAAAACAGCATTGAGTTAGACTTGGCTGATATGGGCAAAGGCGGTAACAAAACACAACACGAATTGTTAGCAGAGAAGTGGCACGACAAACAACGAGCAGTTATAGACGCCGCCACAGAAGCATACAAATGGGCTGTAAGTAACGGTATTGCCAAAGAACAAGCAAGAGCAGTACTACCTGAAGGCAATACTGTAAGCCGCATGTATGTGAACGGTACGTTGCGTAGTTGGATTCACTACATTGAATTACGTGGTGCTAATGGTACACAAAAAGAGCATATTAAAATTGCTCATGCAGTAGCAGATGTTATTGCTAATATATTTCCACTTGCAGAAGAATTTAAAGGAAAAGAAATATGAGAGATTTTTTATATCTCACAATAGGAGGATTTTACTATGCAATTTGTTTTATACTATTTTGTCTTAGTATTGGCATTCCTCTAGGAGTATTAGTTACATTATGAAAAAACGTGAAGAAATGTTAGTCATTACTATGGAAGAATGTGGAGAATTAATTCAAGCATGTAGTAAAATGATTCGTAGTAAAGGCAAAACAAAATATCTGCGAGATTTACAAGATGAAGTAGGTGACGTTATGACCATGATTGAGATTATGAAAATTAGTGGTTTAGTTACTGATGAACAAATTGCAGATAGAATGGAAGAAAAGAAACAAAAACTTATGAAATGGAGCATACTTTTCGATGACGAACATGAATGATACAAATTATATTTCTATTGATGGAACAGACACAATCACAATTACAGATTATACAATGGATTCATTTACATTAGATGATACAACCTTAACTATCACTACAGATGTTATTCCAGAACCAACAGTTCTTACAAAAGAAAAAATTAACAAACTAGAAGCATTATTAAAAGTAATAGAAGATTTAGAGGATGACAATCCTCTAAAAGAATGTTATAATGCACAAATAATGTTAGATAAAATTAAAGGCAAATAATGAAAATTAATTTTGATGTTGATATAGATATGGCAGATAGAGACAAGTTCTTAAATCTTGTTGACCATATTTCTGCCAGCATCAAAAGAGAAGATGCATTTGAAAAGCATAACACAGGTGTATATTTTCAGCCTATTCCTTCTTTTCCTTTAGAAGAGTTCAGCACAATAGACCACAAAGAAGCAGAAGAGATGGGATATTTTAAAGTAGACTTTCTTAATAATAGTGTTTACTCTGAAATTGAAAGTGAAGCACATTTGGATAGATTACTTGCACAAGAACCTATGTGGGAATTGTTTGAACATAAAGAAGTTGTTGAAAAACTATTTCATATAGGTAATCATTTTGATATTATCAAACAACATCCACCTAAAACTGTAGAACAATTAGCAATGATACTTGCAATGATTAGACCAGGTAAAAGATATCTAGTAGGAAACAGTTGGGAAGTAATTGAAAAAGAAGTATGGGAAAAGACTGATGACTACTTTTTCAAGAGAAGCCATGCAATAGGTTATGCAATGGTTATTCTTGTTCAATTGAATCTTTTGGTTGATAAGGTTTAGTCTGCCTTTTTGACCAACTGGATACTTCTTCTTTTTATTCTCTTTTTAAGTATGTTTTGCATACTGGTTACAGGACCAAATAATACTTCTGTTTCTTTTAACATAAACGTTCTTAATGTATATTGTAAGTCTTGCATTTCATGATATAAAAAAATGTCTATAGGGAGTTGTCTATTGCTTTCCCACCACCATAAATCGCCATACTCTAGCATTAATTTTTTGTGTTCTTCCGATTTACAACCTTCTATATCATAAAAACTTATGATTTGTTTGTCTTGATTTTGAACTATTCCTACAAATTCTTTTTCGCCAAACAACAATCCAGTTAAAAATGGAAACTTCTCTTGGAGTTCTTCTTCTTTAGTCATCAATGATATTTATAGTTCATATAGATAAATACTGTAATAATAATGGTATAGAATATGTCAGGAAATGCACATACAATTTATATTTTAGGAAACCAGTCCGTGGATTTAGTTCTAAGTTCGGACGGTATAAACGTGGATAATAGACCAATGAATCAAACAAAATTAGTTGTACATAAAGGATTGACAAATCAATTAAACTTTTATGTAAGAAATAGAGATAGAGTTTTACAAAATCTTAGCACTAAAACACTATATGCAAGTATTATAAATCCTAACACAAGCAGAAGAGTAGTTTTCAAACCACTTAGTTTAGTAAACAGTGGTACATCAGGAGAAGCAAGGTTAGATTTAACTGTTGGAGACCTAACAGATTTAAATCCTGGATTTTATCATATTTCAATTACAGAAAGTTCTGATAGTGGTGTGTCTCAAAATCCTTTATATGCAAATCAAAATGATAGAATTATCACAGATTTAGAAGTCAGAAGCAGTTTAGAGTATGAACCTATTGCATCACAAAGTGCAACAACATTTACTCAAACAGGTAACACAGAATTAGGAGATGCCGCAAACACATTTGTATCATCTTCATTGTACGGAAACCAAGACAAAAACTTTAGGCACAGTAGACATACTGTAGCATTTTATATGACAGACTTTGTAGGCAATATTACTATGCAAGGAAGTGCATTAGAATCAGCACCTACACAAGAGTCAGATTGGTATGATATAAACGTACAAGGAGATGCTGGAACAGCCGCAGTACCTTACAGTACAGCATACAATGGCATAGATCCTTTTAACTTTGTTATCAACACTAATTGGTTAAGAGTAAAATTTGATAAAACATCAGGTTCTGTAGACAAAGTTTTACTCAGAAACTAGTTGACTTTTATGTCCAAGATGTTATAATAAATTTATGCATCATCATGAATTAGTTGACCAAGTACATAGATTACTAATGGATAATTTGCCTATAAGTAGTGGCAAAACTCCTAGTGGTTGGACTACATTCAATTGTCCCATGTGTAGTGATAAACGTAAACGTGGTGGCGTAATACAGTCAAATAGTAAAATAAGTTATCATTGCTTTAATTGTAACTTTACAACAGGCTGGTCTCCAAGTCCTAGACTAGGGCAAAAATACAAAGCATTAGCAGAAGCATTGGGTGTTGGTGCAAAAGATATACACTCAGTTGTTCTTAATCTAATGAAGTATGGCGAAGTATTAGAAATAGAAGAAGTAGATGATTATGTCTATAGTGCGGCAGATTTCAAACAAGTTGATTTGCCAGATGATTGCAGTTTAGTCGAAGACTTAGATGACAATCACAAAGTAAAACAATATGCAATAGAACGTGGACTATTAGGAAAGTTTCCTTTGATGCATTTTGGAGACAGCATGTATAATGCTAGATTAGTAGTTCCGTTTTTGTATAACAATAAACTTGTAGGGTGGACAGGTAGACATGTAAATCCACCAAACAAAGAAACTGCTAAGTATCTAAAAAATCAACAAAGTGGATATGTGTTTAACATTGACAGGTTTGTAAACAGTGAAAGAGATTTTGTAATTGTTACAGAAGGAGTATTTGATGCAATACTTATAGATGGTGTTAGTGTATTAGGAAATGGAGTAACTCCAGAACAAGCACATTTAATTGACAAATTAAACAAACGTGTTATATTATGTCCTGACAGAGATGAAGCAGGTAAGGATTTAATTGACAAAGCAATTGAACTAGGATGGGAAGTTAGTTTTCCTCCTTGGAAAGATGGTATCAAAGATGCCGCTGATGCAGTAGAGCATTATGGTAGACTATTAACTGTAAATAGCATAATTAAATATGCAACAGATAATAAAATAAAAATACAAGTACAGGCTAAAATGTTATGAACATATTAATTAACGGATGTAGTTTTACAGGAGGTTCAGAAGTAATACACGATGAATTTACAAGTATGATTACAAACAATGGTCAAAAAACTTGGGCAAGCCATTTCGAAGAACAACATACTGTAAACAATATTGCTATAGGTGGAAATAGCAATGATAAAATTTTTAGAACAAGTGTAGAAGAACTAGATAAAAATTTTTATGACTTAGTTATTATACAATGGACAGCAATACATAGAAAAGAAAGGTATTCAGACAGAATAAAAAATTGGGTAAACTTTTGCCAAGATGGCGAAAACCTTTATGGATATCACACAGATAATTATGAACATATGAACAGAGATAATCCTAAAATGAAAAGTATTCTCAAGTCATATGAAAAAATTAGTGAAGGGCTGAATTATGATGTGTTATATGCAAAAACTTTGCAAGACTATAGAACAGACTATTTTAAAAATGTTCTGTCCTTGCAAAATTTATTAGAAACAAAAAACATAGACTATATTTTTACTAGTATGTCTTTTGAAAATCATTTGCCTAATATGAAAAATAACTATACATTTGACTTAGAGATTGCTTTAACTGATTTTGAAAAAAGCCTTTTTAACCAAATGGATCTAACTAAATGGACTAAAACACCTATGACACACATGATGAACCAGAATGTCGTTAGCCAAAACGATGGTCATCCAAACGAAAAAGGTCATAAATTAATATACAATCACGTACAAAGTGAGTTAAATAAACTATATGGATAATATACAAGAATATACAGAAGAGATACAACAACTGTTTTTAAATTTTTTAATTACAGATCCTGAACTATTTGTTAGGGTAAACAATATTATTGAACCATATATGTTTAATAGGAAGTTTCAAAGTGCAGTAAAGTTTTTAAAAGAACATGCAACAGATTATAGCAGTATTCCTACAATAGACCAAATAAGTGCTACAACAAATTTAGAGTTAGAACGAATAGATGGATTGACAGACAATCACATTGAATGGTTCTTAGATACATTTGAACAATTTTGTAGACACAAAGCATTGGAGAAAGCAATACTTGACAGCACTGATTTATTAGAGAAACAGGATTATGGTTCTGTTGAAACTAAAATCAAAGAAGCAAGTCAAGTAGGTCTTGTAAAAGATTTAGGATTGGATTATTTTGAAAATCCTAAAGAAAGATTACAACACATAAAAAGCCAAGCAGGTGCAGTCAGCACAGGCTGGAAACACATTGACCAAAAACTGTATGGCGGACTTAACAAAGGAGAGATTACAATCTTTGCTGGTGGTAGTGGCGCAGGTAAAAGTTTATTCTTGCAGAACTTAGGTGTGAATTGGAGTTTAGCAGGACTTAATGTTGTTTACATTAGTTTAGAATTGAGCGAACAACTTATTAGTATGCGTCTTGATGCAATGGTAAGTCAATACAGCACAAAAGAAATTATGCGTAACATGGATGATGTTGATTTAAAAGTGCGTATGAAAGGTAAAGGTGCTGGTAAGTTTAGAGTAAAACAAATGCCTAATGGTGTAAATGCAAATGATATTAGAGCATTTGTGAGAGAATATGAAATAAACGCAGACATAAAAGTTGATGCAATACTTGTAGACTACTTAGATTTAATGAGTCCTATAAGTGCAAGAGTAAGTCCAGGTGATTTGTTTATCAAAGACAAGTATGTGTCTGAAGAATTAAGAAACTTAGCAATGGAAACAAACACATTGTTTGTAACAGCATCGCAGTTGAACAGGGGTGCAGTAGAAGAAATAGAATTTGACCACCATCATATAGCAGGTGGTATTAGTAAAATACAAACAGCAGATAATGTTATTGGTATTTTTACTAGCAATGCAATGAGAGAACGTGGCAGATATCAAATACAGTTTATGAAAACACGTTCTAGCAGTGGTGTAGGTAGTAAAGTAGACTTGAAATTTAATCCTGATACACTTAGAGTAGAAGATTTAGATGAAGATGATGAAGGAGCAATTAGTGTTACATCTAGTGGGTTGTTAGACCAACTAAAAAGAAGTAACTCTATTAAATCTGATGAACCAGAATCTACTGAAGTTGTAAATCAGGCATTAAACATGCGTGAGTTTATGAAAAAAAATGACCTATAATTGATAAATACAAGATATAGGGAATTAAAAATATGTCTATTAAAAAATCTAGAACAATTTTAGAAGAACTTCAGCAAATTTCTGTCGACAGAGATAAGCACCATGTTCTAGAAAATAGAGTACAACATGTTGTAACAAGTGTACAAAATTTAAAAGACATACTACATGAATCCTACAGTCCAGAAGATGCATTGGATTTAGAACGTAGATTAATAAACAGCATTAAAAGTGGAGATGCTAAAAAATTCTCTAGAGGTATAAAAAAAGTACTGGAAAATAAAGAGAATTAAAATGATTATTAATGATATTATATTAGAAAATCCTGCTCGTGATGCCGTAAACCAATACAAAAAAGGTGTAGCCGACGCAGGTGGTGTCCTTCCTAGTGACCAAATGGCGTCCGGTAGATTTGCCGACATGGCAAGACAAAAAAGAAGGCAGGCACAAATTGATAAACAAACTGCAGGCAGACAGGCTGGTGCTAAAAAGACTGGCGTAATAGGTCAGTATGCACAAGACAAAGCCCAAATGAAAGGAATTAACATGGGTGTTGTTGCAGATCCAACAGGAATGTTTTATCAATATCAACAAGATGAAAAGTCAGGTAAATGGGCTTGGCAAAATGTAGATATCAAAACAGGTAAAAAACCTGAACCAGGACAATTTTTGCCATTTAAAGATATTGCTGATGAAAAAGGTCAAACACCTGGCATTACAAATATGCCTGGCACATATCCACTTAGAGACAAAGACCAACTTTCACAAGACTTAATGGCAATCGCAAAAGGTGTTGCACCAACACAAAGCACAATGGATAAAATGAAAGACAGAGCAGTTCAGGCAATGGGCGGACCTTTAGCAAGTAAGACTATGGCAGACCCAGAAGCAACAGGCACAGAAAAAGCAGGTGCAGTAGCCGGAGCGGCATTAGGTAGATTAGGTTCAAAAGCCTTAGGTGCTATGAGACCTAAAGTAGCAGAGCCTAGAAAAGATGTAAATAGAATGGCTAAAGCATTTGATTTAGATATCCATAAAAAGAAAATCTTAGATAAATCTGCATCAGTAGATGATAAGATTGCCGCGGCAGAAGAATTGCTTAAAAACTTACAGGCACAACAAGCCAAGAATGTAAATGTTGATGTGTATGTGGATGCTATGGGACCTATGCTAAAAGCAAGTGGATTAAACAAAGCAAACCCACAATGGTATTCACAGTTTGTTCAAAAGGCAAGAGCAATGAGAATGGAAGCCTTTGAATTTATGAACAAAGTGTTAGAATATTGGAACATGACTTGGGAAGATTTAGGATACAAAGTTGTACTTTCAGAAAACGCAAGTGATGACGTGTTGCTTATACCTACAAAAGTAATCAACGAAGCAGTAGAGATAGAGAACTTAAAGAATTTAGCAGGTATTTAAAATGAAGTTCCTAGAGATATCAAAACCTTTGGTAACTCAACTGCTAACCGAAAGTGTACTTGACGAAGCAAAGAATACACATTTAGAACATTTAGAAGATAATATTTTCAATAAAGGTTTTGATGGAGCCAAAGAAGCAGTAGATTATCTATACAGTCTACATGAAATGCTTGAAGGCAATACAAGTACTCCAGTATCAATGACAACAAAATGGGATGGTGCTCCAGCCATTATAGCAGGTAAAGATCCTGAAACAAAGAAATTTTTTGTAGGTACTAAAGGAGTATTTGCAAAAAAACCTAAAATTAATTTTACAAATAAAGACATCGATATAAATCATGCAGATGTAGGCGACAAAGACGGTAGTGGTTTAAGAGAAAAATTAAAACTTGCATTAAACTTTTTAAAGAGATTGAATTGGGACACAGTTGCACAAGGTGATATGTTGTTTACAGGCGATGATATTAGAACAGCAACCATAGATGGAGAAGAACATATTGTCTTCAAACCAAACACAATAACTTATGCAGTACCCAAAGACAGCGATATGGGTAAACAAATTAGTAGTGCAGGCTTTGGCATAGTTTGGCACACAGAATATGTAGGAGGCCCTACACTTGCTGACACAGAAGCCAAGTTTGGTTTTGATAGTAGTGTGTTAGGACAAGCAAATGGTGTTTGGCACAGAGATGCAATTATTAAAGATTTAAGTGGTACTGTAACACTAACAAAATCAGAAAGTCAAGACATAATGAGTGCAATTACAGAAGCAAGTAATTACATGAAAAGCATAGATGCAGAAACATTTAGTTGGTTAGAAAAAGGCAATGATTTAATCGGTAAAGATTTTTTACAACAATTAAAAGCACATGTGAACAATCAAGTTAGAGCAGGACAATTTGATGAGCCTACAAAATTTGCTTCAGGCTTTGTGCAAAAATATATTGAATTTATGACTAAAAAGATAGATAATTATAAAACACAAAACAAAATAGACCAAGCAACAGGAGATATGGTTGCAGGTGTAAAATTTATAAAAGAACATGTACCTGGAATTGTTGCTGTATATGATTTGTATTTAAAAATTATAGAAGCAAAAGTAAAATTAGTTAAAAAACTAGAACAGATTAGACAAATAGGTACATTTGTAGAAACAGAAAAAGGTTTCGAAGTTACAGGCGAAGAAGGATTTGTTGCTGTAGACAGAATGGGCAACGCACTCAAACTTGTAGATAGATTAGAGTTTAGTAGATTAAACTTTGGAACAGGAAGACCAGGAGCATAAAGTGTCACAGTACGAATTTGATTTTCAATTAATTGACCAAGAGATAAGTGAAAGTAGACTTTTTAGATATACAAGTCAATTTGGAAATTTAACAGGCAGAACTATTGCAGACTTATTGTATTTGAATACTTTAATGTTGTTGATGTTTGTGTATGATAAAGAGCAAAGAGATTATGCAGTAGCAGTTGCAAGAAAAACAGTACAGTTTGGACCTTTTGCAGTATTTAGAACCACTTCAACAGATTTATACATGTTGGCATTTGCAGTTGACCATCCTGATTATAAAAGTTTAAACATCAAAAAGAAAGATGAAGCATTTTTAAACAGTTTAAATTTTCAAAATAGAAGATACTATAACTTTTTAAAGAAGATGGCTACAATAGAGCCAGGCAAAAGTGAAGCATCTGCTTTCTTTATACGTTTGGAAAACCAATTACAAATAAAAACTGCATTGTACAAGCAGTTAAGACGTTTGATTATTGATTGGAAAGATTTAAAATACAGCCAAAAGCAATTAGTTGTATCAAAATTATTACAACAGTTAAGAATAAAAGGCAGAGGTAGTGAAAATTATCAGCATTTAGTTGCAATGAAACGAGAAAGAAAGTTTAGTAATGCTCCTAAGTCAGATAGAAGTTTGGCTAAAACAGCCGTTGGTACTGCCGCCGGTGCTTATGTTGGAAGTAAAGTTATTCCTAAACTTACTAGGAACAAATTAAGTAGTAGAACAGGAGCAGGCATAGGCGCAATAGCAGGTTATTGGGCTAGTGGTAGACGTAAACAGGTATAAATACAGTTATGTTAATAAATGATATCATAAATGAAGTTCAAGATGACGGTAAGCCTAGAAAAATTAGAGGCCAAGAACTTAACGATGAAGTCGCACAAGAACTTGATGACGAAATAGGACCTGTTGGATCTAGGATACCTCAGTTCGTAAACGTACCTACTGCACAAATTCAAATGATTGCTAGAGGGTTATATCTATCCGGACCTCCTAGTATGACAATAGGTAAAGCAGTTAAAGACGCATTAAAGCAATGGACTGACGGCAAAGTTAAAAGCAAAGACAGTGATGACGACGATACAGGTAGAAACTTTTCAAGTGCTAACATGGGATATGAACGACCTGAAACTAAATTAAAAAGAGGGTGGAATCAATCTACTCATAGAAACAAAGCAGATTCTGATATAAAAATTGACATTCCAGATATTGTAAACAAAATTCCAGGCGTAAAACAAGCAAAATCAGGCAGACAAATGGGCAGTAAAATAGGTCAATCAGTAGGAAATATTATTGCAGGCAGAGGTTTGCCAGATAGAAAAGGTCGATTAGGCTAATATTTTTCACAAATAAAACATCAAAAAAACTCCCTTTTAGATAAATAATATTAACGAAGAGGCATACGCCTCACCATTATTAGGAGAATTAAAATGGCACAGACTCAAAACGCAGGCGCGGCAGTTGCCGCAGGACACGTAGGTGGAAAGGTATTCGCAGGAATCCAATTAGACTTTGGTGCTGACGTTTCAGCAAAATTGGCTGTTGGTAGCACAGTAGATGTAGTTATGAAGGCAATCCAAAACGAAGGTTTAACACCTTTGGCTATCGGTGCAGTAGATGACACTGGTGGAACAGGACAAGGTCTTAAAATTATATTTGAAGGCGAACACGGAACTGACACTTATGACGGATCTAACAGTGAAACCTTAGCGGCTCACTTAGAAGACGTAGTACAAGCATTAGGAACAGTTGACGGTGTAAACTTAGCATCAGCAACAGTTGCCGCATTTGTCCTATAAGTTTTAACTTATTAAACAGAAAGAAGCACACCTTAGGGTGTGCTTTTTTTTGACTTTAACTTTTTCAAAGTATTATATTTCACTAAATTTTGTATAAATAAAAGTAACCAATAGTATATCACACAAAATAACGGCGGTGGTTACTAGACCACGATATACTTAAAGATTAGGAGTGTTTATCATGGCACAACAAAGAGTAAACGGTGCAGTACTTGATAACAGTCAATTATTAATTGGATCACTAAGTCATTTCATCATTGACGAAGTAGACGGAACTGACAACATTAGCCAATTTGGTTACTCAAGTGGTAACGCATTAAAAGGTGAATTAGTTGTTCAAGCATTATCTACAAGATGTACTCCAGTTTTAATTAACAGCATTTCTGCTACAGTCATGCATGTTGGTGTTGAAGGACAACCTTCAGCGGCTGACTTACTAGCGGCTATCCAACCAGTTCTTACTGGTAACGGTGCAAACGCAACTGTAACAGCAGGTGAATACAGAGTAGTGTAACCTAAAAGTACAAACTTTTAAAAAGCACACCTTCGGGTGTGCTTTTTTTTGGCTGTCGTTCCTATGCCCAAAATTTCGTATTAGTGATAAATAGTACAATATACGGAGACACACATGAGTTTACAGAGAGCAGGTGCAATGGGTTCGGTAGAAGTCCTTACAGGAAACATCGAATTTTTTACACTTTTTACAACACTAGATATCACCGTTACAGGAGACTACAGTAATAATAGTCAAAAAGACTTTGAAAGTGTAGTACAAGTAATAGGATTAAGGGCAATGCCCACTGTGATGAATAATCCTGTATATCTAAATGGTGTAGGTGCAAATGTATTAGAAAATTATGGAGCACCAACATTAACAGGTGCAGGATATATTTTTAAATTTGCTACAGAGCAACCTGGTTCTCACACAGTAGAGACACTACAAGATGAGTTAAACGGCGTTGTACTAAATGCCGGTACTGTTGATACAAAAAGCAGTATTAATATGGAATTTACAAAACAGGATTTACTGTAATATGAAGAACAAACAACCAGAAACAAAACCAGTTGAACAACAAGTTTATGCTAACAAAGATAATTTAGAAGCACACATCATTGCGGATATGTTGCGTATTGAAAGTATTACAACAGAACTTAGAGAATTTAAAGAAGATACCAAGCACAGACTGAACAAAATGGAAAATTGGTTAGTTGCTATTGTTGGAACAAGTTTTACAACATTGGTAGCATTAGTTATTGGTTTATTAGTTAATTTTTTAGGTTAGTATGAGATACGAAGATATTAGTGACGAAGATATTCTTGAGTCCAGAATGGTCTGGCGTAGGATGGGCAAAAAAATTAAACGTGCCGTTAGATGTACTAGCGGTAGACGTAAAGGTAGGGTTGTGAGCAAACCTTCACAATGTTCAGCACCTATTAATATGAAAAAACGTATGACCTTAAAAAGAACAAAAGCAAGAATGGGTAAACGTATTAGCAGAAAAGCAAACAGAACAAAAAGACTAAATCCAGCATCAAGAAGATTAAGAAGTCTAAATAGAAGTACAAATTTAAGGCGTGGCAGAAGATAATGAAGTTTAAAGACGTTAGAACTATAGAGTCTATACTAACTGAATATGGTATGAAGCCTGGTTCAAGTACTCCAACATCTCAACAATCAACAGGAGCAAATGCAAAAGCAAATGCTAAGAGTCCAACAGTAGATAAGAAAACGCCTCCACAAAAAGACTTAGGCAGTCCAACAACAACACCCGGACTTGATGTTAAAGAACCAGAACAAGAACAACCAAAATTTACTCCTATTAAAACAGGAGAATTAGAAGTAGATGCAGAATACAAAGATGAAAAAGGCGAAGTATTAGGAAAAGTTGTCAGTAAAGTTGGAGACAAACCACAACCAGACAAAGTTGTTGTACAAGATAAAAAGGGCGAATATCAATTACTAGATCCTAAAGATGAGGTGTTTGTAGATTTAGAGGAAAATAAAAAAGTTAAAAAATTATCACAGAAAAATGCAAACAAATTATCTTCACTTGTAAAAGACGGCAAGAAGAAAATTAAAAGACTTGCTAGATTGGGTTTAAAAGAAGCAGAAGAAAAATTATTCGAAATAAACTTTAATAGAAAAGAAGTAATAAACAGTTCACTAGATGCACAAATACGTTGTGGCTGGGAGGCAGAAACTGTTTGGGAAAATATAGAAGGTGTAGATGATGATGTAGACAATATGACTCTTAATCAAGTCGATGAAGAGTTCGGAGGTGTTGATTGGGATAGCATATCAGAACAATATACAGAGTGGCTTTATGATTACAAAGTAGATGATTACATAGAGGATGCCATTGCTGAGTGGGTCAACGAACGTGAAGATGACGAAGATTACATCAACGATTATATAGACGATTCAGGTATAGAAGAAGCAGATTGGGATGATTACAGAGAAGGCGTACTGAGACAAGAATACGGTGATGAAAGATTTGAAGAAGAAGGTGCTGAAGAACTGTCAGAATTGTACGGATATGAAGATGAAAATTGGGCAAGAGAATATGTTGATGAATACAGAGGGTCAGACTTTAGAGAATATTTAAGAGAATTAGCAGTAGAAGATGACGATGTAAGACAAAATGCATATGAAGAAGCCAGTGAAAATCATGATTATGACGATTGGATCAATGACAATTGGTACAGCATGAGTTCATTTTGTGATGATTATGGTATTGATTACAGCACAGGAAACAATCTAGGTGAAGTTGCCGAACTTGTTTCAGCATTTGTTAGAAATAATAGTGCTTTTTCAGATGACTCTGTGGAACATGGCGACTATGGTAACACTAGTGGTAGTACAAAAAATTATGCAGTAGAGTCAGACAGTAGTATTGACGGATATGGAACAGGTGCAGAAATCATATCACCAGTGTTTAGTACTCCAAGAAGAATGTTAGCAGAAATGAAAAAGTTTTTTGAGTTCCTGCAAAGTGAAGGAGCACTTACAAACAGCAGTACTGGATTACACGTCACAATGAGTTACAATCCACAAGATGGTGAAACTGTAAACTATAAACCAGGTTCAAGCAAAGTAATAGCAAATAAAGTTAAAATGGCTGTATTATTAGGCGACCAATATCTATTAGGCACATTTTTTAGAGGCAGTAACACTTATACAAAAAGCCAATACAGAGAATTAGAAGATGCTGTAAAAACTTTGCAACAAGAAGGTGGCTCAGAAGGAATAAAAAAAGCAGAAGCATTTTTAGAAAAGGCTATAAGCCAAGACAAATTCCGTTCTATACATTTTAAGAATCAAACTGATTCTAAAACTAACACAAATCTTATAGAGTTTAGAATAGGTGGTGGCGAAGACTACGAACAAGACTTTGATAAAGTATTTAAGGCAGTAGTAAGATATGCTACCACAATGGTTGCTGGGCACACAGACCAATATCAAGGCGATTATGTAAAAGCATTATCAAGATTACTAAGAAAAGCAAGTGATATCAGTCAAGGAGATGTTGAAGAAGTTGAAAATCTAAAAGGACAGTATTCAGATGTTTCTGCAGATCCTTTGTTAGACACATCAAAAGCAATGATAAGTTCTAGAAAATACTTAGAATTTACTAAACTTATGTTGAGTGCAATGGAAGGATTGCAAAGAGCAACTGACAGTTTAGATCCAAAAGCAGACATCAAGTGGAAAAAACAATGGATGGAATATCTTGAAAACACTTCAGATAGTTTAGACGATTTCGACAGTTCTTTGAAAAGAAAATTAGACAAAATAAAATATTCAAAAAGAGGCGGAGTAAAAGAAGTTAAACAAGACCGGTCAATAAAAGCATACTTTAGACCAGCAATGAATCCACCTAGTGAAACAGCAATAGAATTGAGAGGTGAAAGTTTATCAAAATTCAGTGAAGCATTGGGTATGTTGGCAATAGATGTATCATCTGGATTAGCAAGGCAACAGCCTAATGCAAAAAGTATAGGTGCCTTAAGAAGTTTCATAAAGAAAAATGAAATCACAGAAAGAGAAATTGAATTTAATGTAATAACAGCAATAGAATCTTTAGTTTGGGACCACAGAAAAACAGGTTCTGTAAAATTAAATCAACAAACAAAAGTACAAATTGTTAAAGATGGTATTAATAAATTACTTCAAAAAGACATTATAAGAAAACCAGACTTTGTTTCAGCACCAGAAGTAGAAGCAATAGCAAAAGGCATGTGGAATGTTGCCAACAATAAAGAGTTTGATTCAAAGGTATTGAAAAAACTTACACAAATGGCAATTGATGTTCGTTTAGGTCCAGATAGGCTAGGTGATACTGCTGATATTGAAAGTGAAATTTCATCTTTAATAAAAGACGCAAGTGAAAAAAGACAGTTTAACGATTTTTATAACAAATTGACAACTTCAGGATATAGCAGTAAACCATTATTCTTGCAAACAGGAATGATTTTTGATAGACCAAGTTATACTAAATTGCTTCAGTATGTAAAACAATTTGATTCTTACAATGAACCTGTTAGTAGGAATCATAATCCAAACATCTATAGTGACGATTCTTACGAAGATGTAGCATTAAGCAATTACACAATGTTGTTGAGAAGAAGATTCGCGTTTTTAGAACAACAATATGAAACAGATAAATCCAAAGCAGTTGAAACATTGCAAAAAATGGCACCTATAATTGCTAAATTTTATGATACAAATAAATCAGATGATGATGAATGGTCAAACATATTAGGAATCAGTAGAGATGAAGTACGAGACTTACCTAATATGTCAGATGAAGAAAAAGAAGAGTACATGGATTTATTAGGCGAAAGAGATGGAGACCAATTCCTAGGTGTTAGAACTTACAAATATGAAAATATACAAGGCACGTTAGATGATATTGTTAGGAATACCACAGACAGTAGAACTGTTCACAATATCAATGATTATGTAACAGACACATTAAGAGAAATGTTGGGTTCTTATTATAGAAACAAAGAACGTTATCCTTATTATTATAAATTTGATGAAATAAAAAATACTATAAAGTCTAGATTCGAAGGAATTAGAGACTTCATGCGTGGTTTAGACAAAATTTTTGTAGACAATGGATTTGACAGTCAGGATGATGCTATCAAACGTAAACAACAATTAACAAAAGACAGAGATAACTTTAAGAAAAATGTCAGAAACAGTTCATTTGCAACAATTAATATTCCTGCACATTCACTTTCGTTTATGGAAAAAGAATTATTTGATACTATAGTAAACGGAAATGTAGATTCTAGAACGCAAAGAGAAGTAATAGAAGGAGCACAAAGAGTTAACCAACAAAGTCGAGGAGTCTTTTATGTTGTACCATCCGCACATTGGGGACCATTGCAAGATGCTATAGAAGGAATGGACCAAATCCAAAAAAGACAAAAAACTGGTGATATGAGTCAAAACTGGCGATTAAAAAATTATGTGAAACTTATGGATAAGTTTGGTGATACATATAAAATACATTATAAAACATTAAGAAATGAAGAAAAATATGAGATGCTAGATGGCAGAGATAGAAACATCATTGCAGAATCAATGCAAATCGAATTCACTGGTAAATTAGACGGCAGAGCAGGAATGGGAGATGTCGAAGAACTTATCCCTTCTAAAAAATTAGCAAATGAATATTCAGGTGAGCCTTTAAATAGAAGTAGTGCTATTAATTGGATATTAGATGAAGGCAATGAAGCCAAAGCACTTGCGGCATATGATTTTAAAAAGTACCATGGTGCAGAATCAGAAAAGATTAAGTCTATGGTTGTTCAAAACATGGAAAAAAATAATAATGGTTTCTATAAAGCAATTAGAGAAGTAATGGAAAGCACACCAAAAGGTGTACAAGTAATAGCAGACCAAAAAATTATAGATGCCGCTGGCGTTGAACACATGGATGGTCAAGCATCTAACAGCATTCAAGATGCCGCAAATTGGAACAACTTGGCAAACTTCCTTAAAATAGAAAAGGGTATAGACAACCAAGGCCCAAACATGTTGGAGAAAGTTGCTAGAACATTTGACGGTGACCACGAATGGAGACCACAGCCAGATCCAACAGTTTGTTGTTTACCAAGATGGGTAGCATCTGTAAAAGCCGCGGCAGAATATATCAAAATGAATTATACAGTAAGTGCTGGCAACTATTTTAGAAAAAATCCAGACGGCAGTCCTGGAGATGATGTAGGTGCTATTTACGGTGATACGGGCTCTCAACCTCCACCAAGTAGAAGAGGCAGAAATGATGGCGAAAACACCACAGAAGCAGATTACGAAGCAGTCAGATCCAAATATATTGAATTTGATAGGATGATGAATGCGGGTATGCAAAATTATATGGTCAGACCCGACGTAAACAGATTAGTAGATTTTCTTAAAAATCCAGACAATGATGAAAATTTCAAAAAGGCTGTTTTAAAAAGCATGATGAAAGAAAAATTAGAAGGTTCAGCACCAAATGACTTCCAAGGTCATTTAGCCTTAGGTAGACAATTAATGCAACGTGAGACGTTGCGACGTCAAAATCCTGATCCTCAAGAAGCCAGAGCAAGAATGCTTGGAAGAGAAAGTGCTTTTGATAAGTTTGACAAATTACCATTAGAAGAACAGGTGCGTATTATAAATGAATCAACAGTATTAGAAAAGTGGAGTAAGAAATACAAAGCAAGTATCAATTGCAGTAATCCAAAAGGCTTTAGTCAAAAGGCTCATTGTGCTGGCAAAAAGAAAAAAGAAAGCAAAGTAAATGAAAGACCTTTAACAAAAGACGAAAAGAAAGACAAAGAAAAATATGTAAAAGGCATGAAGAAGTCTAAAGGTGATTTTGAAAAACGTTATGGTAAAGATGCCAAAGCAGTTATGTACGCAACAGCAACTAAAATGGCAAAAGAAAGTGTTAATGATTTTAACAGAATTGAAATTATAAACAAACTTTTAGCAGACCATTTTCCTGTTGGTGATTTGAAAAAACAAATGTTGGCATATCAGGCAATACCTTTACCTTCTATGCTAGATGCATTTAGACAATTAAGAGCAGATGCAGGAGATGATGCATGTGCTAGAAACATTTTAAGATTTTATGTTGATGCTTTGCCAGAAGAAGAAAAGAAAAAAGTAAATTTGCAAGAATGGAGCAAACAACATATAACTAAACTTTTAAATGAATATACAGATTTAAGTACCGAGAAAGACAATATAATAAAAACTATAAGTGGATTAGATGCTACAAATGAGCAACATGCAAATTTGTTAGATAGAATTTATAAACTGCTCAACAGTGAACATATAGGTAAAACATTAGACAAAGCATTTAGTTTTCCTTTGATGGATGAACCTTTATCGGATAAACAAAAAGCAAAAGTTATACAAGATGTAACAAAAATTATTGGTAGCATAGACAGTGATTATGGTACTATGAGCAAGTTTATAGATAGATTAGAAAAGACTGGTACAGTTGTAAACATACAAGAATTAGATAAGCCATTAAACACATTTGCAAATGTATTCGGTGATGACATAAGCACCAAAGCATTTGTTTCATTAACAGCATACGGTGTTGGTGTAAATCAAAAAGGACCAGGAGAATATGGACTTGCCTGTTTAAGTAATAAGATAAGGTTAGCATCTGGTGAAGGTGATTTAGAAATTGAAGGTATTGGTAAAGTAGAATTAAAAGCGGCTACTAGTAGTACTGGTGGAAGAATTGGTTATGGTGGCGGAAGCCAAAAAGCAAAAAGAGCCATAATAGAAAAATATGCAGACCGTATTCCAACTGTAGTTGATAGTATTGGTTCCGTTGGAGGAAGTTTAGGATTTTCAAAATTTATAAATGGAATAAATCAAGATTTACCAACTACAGATTCAGACAATCAAAAAATTAGAAGACAACTTGCATTAGATTTATTTTCTATGGATATGGAAAACTATGCTGGTCCTATTGCAGATGTAATAGCAAACAATACTAACGCAGAAGAAATTGAGAATGTATATCTCAAACAAAATTTCCTATGGTATAAAGATAGAGATGATTTTGATGGATTGCTTTTGATAAGTATTCCTAATCAAAAAACTGCTATGATTAAAAATGAAAATGATTTAATTGCATTTAGACGTAGTGGTCATGCAATGGCAACATCTATAAGTATAATACCTACACAGGCTGGTGCTGGTAGAGAGCAATGGGCTCAATTGAGTCTTAAGAAAGGTACGTTATAATGAGAGCATCAGAATTCAAAAGTTGTCCTAGAACAAAAGAAAAAAGTTGCCAATGCGAATCTTTAAACACAATCAGTGAAGCAGAAGAAATAGTAAAAGCAGTAGTTCAACTAGAACATGTTGAAGGCGATATATCAGGCGGTATTGTTTTAAAACAAGAACCAAACAAACCTACAATAATCAGAGGACAAATTAAAGGACTTAAACCTGGCAAACACGGAATACATATACATGAGTTTGGCGACCTTAGTGATGGTTGTGATAGTGCTGGAGGTCATTACAATCCAGACGGAGTTGACCATGGTGACTTAATGCAAGGACATGTAGGCGACTTAGGCAATATTGTAGCAGATGAACAAGGTATTGCTAGATTCAAAATTGTTGCAAGACGTGTTGATTTGAGTGGTGACCGAAGTGTTGTAGGCAGAGCAATGGTTATACATGCAGACGAAGATGACTTAGGTTTGGGTGGAGATGAAGAAAGTTTAAAAACAGGTAATGCAGGAGAAAGACTTGCCTGTGGTGTTATACGTTTAAGAAAAGGTATAGAAGAAAGTTATAATAGAGGTGTTAGTGATAAACATTTTGATAGAAACCAATTGCCACAAATTAGAAGAAAACATTTAGATAAATCAGATTTAAAATACAAAGAAGGTACAATTAGTATAGACAAAATAAAACCTGTACAATCTCAACGTGTAGATGGATTAAGTAAAAAAGCAGAAGACGTATTTCTTAAAAAAGTAGACAGACCTTTTATTTTAGATAGAAGAGGATACTTGATAAATGGTCATCATAGATATGATGCCGCTAATATACTAGGTATTAAACGTGTTCCTGCAATTATAGTTGACGCAGACATAGAAAAAGTAATGGATGTATTCAAAGATAAAACAAGTGATAGAGCAGTAATGCAGGAAAACTATTTTAAAGATTTACTTAAATCTAAAATGTCAGAAGCAGAAGTTATTAATTTTCCAGGCACTTATGTAAAAAGAGAGTATGTAAATATAAATGGTGTTAAAATGCTTAAAGATGTTTGGGACTATATGAGCCAAGACAGAGAAGAAGAGCATGGCTTTGATGACAATATGAATACAGTTAAAAAAAAGATTAGCAACTTTACTGGCAACGAAGATCCAAGAATTTTAAAAAAAGCATACCAAGTTGAATTAAGAAACTTTATAGATGAGTTTGAAAATCAAGACATGGACCCACAACCATTTATAGATGAACTGGAACAATTAGATGAAAGAAATCTAAATCCTGCTGTTAAAGATTATATCAAAGGCAAAAAGACCAAACTAATCAAAGTCAAAGTAGCAGACTTAGATGACGAAGCACATGATGACCGTTTTAGTAGAGTAATAGATGTTGATCCAGATGTAGGTGTTGATTTAGATGAACCAATACTGTTAGATGTAGATGGCAAAACAATACTTGATGGTTTTCACAGAGTGTATCAAGCAAAACGTGTTGGCAGAGATGTAATTCCAGCAGAGATTATAGAAAATTTTGCTGACGGCAAAAAGAAAGGCAAAAGTCGTCCAGGCAGAGTAAAACGTGCAGGTGCAAGTTGTAAAGGTTCAGTAACAAGTCTACGCAAAAAAGCAAAAGACAGCAGTGGTGAGAAGTCAAAAATGTATCACTGGTGTGCCAACATGAAGTCCGGACGTAAGAAAAAGTAGTTAAATACTACTGTGAAAATATCCAAAATACAAAATCCTTTTAAAGAATTTATGAGTGCATGTGGACATGATGTATCACATGTTCCTGATAGTTCTGTGGATACACTTTTTGGAATGAGTGATTTTTTCGAGTGGACAGAAGACCTACATAATAATTTACCTGTTTTACATGTAATTTCATTGGATGGTTTTGCTTCTGATGTTATTTTTAATACTTGGCAACAATTTAATTTAATACACACACTTCTTCCTGACTACATAGCAGATAATCCAAATGCAACAATATTGTTTGAAAATAGTGCTGAAGGTCATTGCGACAAAAACATATTTGAGTTTATACACCAAGTTACAACGCATTACGCCCTATCTAACGTGTTTTATGGCAATAGTTGTGTCAATATATCAGATATATTTAAAACGTTTGCATACGACACATATGACGTTCTATACACAAGAAATTACAAAGAAGACACCATGTTGCAGTTAGATATTGGTACAAAATACGAATTTAACAATAATAAAAAGTATTTGTTTAACTGTTTAAATAATGCTCCAAGACCCCACAGAACACTATTACTAGGAGCAATATTACATAATAATTTACATGATAATGTTCTCAGTTCGCCTGATGTACCTTTCGATGAAGTTGTAACAAATGCAATACAGTATCTTACTAACTTAGATGATATTAAAAAAGGTACTACATATCTGGAAAAGTTACGAGATGTTTATCCTTTAGTGTATGACAACAGAAATGATGACGTTGTACATATGAAAAGTGTAGGAGATACTGAAGGATTATTTGACTGTGATATACAAATTATCACAGAATCAAGTATAGGTAAAGAATTATTCTTTACGGAAAAAGTATTCAAACCTATTATGATGAAACAACCGTTTATGATTGTTGGACCAGATAGAATTTATAAACATTTACAACAGATGGGATATCAAACATACAATCATTTGTTTGATAATGTAGAATTATTTGACACAGAAAAAAATTTATTACAAAAAATAGATATTTTAATTGATAATTTAGAAGTATTATACATTAAAAAAGATAATTCTGCTATATGGGATAACATAATTTCCTTAAATAAAGAAATTGCAGAACACAATTTTGAGGTATTTCATAAAAATTCAGAATTTATTTTGAATAATATAAAAGCAGATTTAGATTCTTGGTTGAAAGTGTATCCGGAATTTGATAAAATTTTTAAAAATGGATAAATACAAGTATGAAGATTTCAGATATTATATATGAAACAGCATCCGTAGGTGGAATGAGTGCAGGAGCAGTTGCGACAGTAGTAAAACCTATTGCTAACGATGTTCAACGTGTTGTACAGAAACCAAAAAAGCCTAAAAAGACTAAACACGCACACAAGAAGCCAGGTCCAAAAACAAAATCGAAATTAATTAAGAGATAATATGAGAGTATTATCTACAAAAAACGGTCCCACAGTAGTAAGTTCAAAAGAATTTCAATTCTTTGATAAATTATCTCATGAAAAAGGTATATATGAGTATGAGCTCAATGAAAATGAGTTACATACTGCTCAACAATTAAGACAACGTGGGTTAGTATTAAGAGTAAATGACAATGGCAAAGCGAAATTTAAAATCTACCCGCAACAAAAATAAAATAGATAAATCCAAAGTAGCACAAAAGTTAGAACAAGCAACTAAAAAAGTTTTATCTAAAAATTTATTCTTCTCTGTAAAGAAAAAAACAGGATTATACGATATAGTAGAAGCAAGTTCTAGGCAACCTGTTTTCAAAGACGTAATGTTACCTGAAACTGCTAGAAGAATTGTTAAAACATTATCTACAACACCTAAAAAGAAGATACCAAATACTGTTTTAATCATAGAAAAAGCATTGCATAGATATCAACGTCATGTTACTAAGCATTACAACGATTTAATCTTTTACAAGCACACAATGAAAACTACAAAAGACACTACAAAATTTTATTCTACTGAAAGTAGAGCAGAGATAGCCATTATGTCTTTGAGAAATGCAAAAGAATCTTTACATTCACACATACACACCTCTTACTAGTAATTTTTTTCTACATCATTTTTGTTCTTTTTGATAAATACATTTATAATTTTAACTTTATCGGGATAAGACATGAAAATTACAAATTTTAATCAAACTCCTCAGGAAAGAATTAAGCAAATAAATTCTTATCTTAAGGAAAATCATGGTGTAAAAGTTGCAGGCTTCCATTCCAAGCAAAAACTTGAAACTGTGAAAGAAAAAGCAGAGTCACATATTATTAGACTCAGAAATACAAATAAAAAATTCAACTTAGATCCAGACTATGCTAAGTTTTTAGGCGTTAGAGATGTTATCAACGTTATGATTAACGAAGGCATGTATGCAGAAAGTCCAGCAATGCAAGAAATGAAAGACAATCTTGTACAAGAAGTGCAATCACTTATGGACAGTGGATACACAATGGACGAAGCAAGTAAAGAATGCATGAATAGATTTAGAAAAGATTCTAGATATGCATATGATGATGAATTTGTATTACCGATAGTTTTAAAAGCCGCAAAAGATTACATGGAATCCTCATGCGGAACACGTGAAGAAGTAGAAAATTTAGGAGCAATTACCGATACTGAACTAAATGAATACCTCTTAAAAGAATTAGCGAAAGAAGTTGGAATGGAAATTGAAGATGTTGATACCCTTAAAGCAATAGAAGAAAAATTAGATATGTTTGCAGAAGTCAGTGGCAAAAGCAGAGATGCAGTTGTTGGTTTCTTAAACGGTTTAGAAGAAGAAGCAGTAGCAGGTGGAATTCAAATGTTTGGTAAAAAAGTTGCTGAACAGAATAAATTTACTGGTGCTAGAAAAGATGCTATTGCGGCAGGTAAAGATGAATTTGAAGTAGATGGTAAAACATATAAAATTACTGGCGACACTTCCGATGAAGAAAAACAAGCCAAAAAAGAAAGTATGTTTGACGATATCATCAACGACATGATTGCAGAAGAAGTTGAAGTTGAACAAGCAGAAGTTGTAATGGCACTTAGAGCATTAAGTGATGATGTACAAGGTCACATTGAAAGAATTGGCAGAATGATTAACGAAGACTTACCTGCAATAGCAGACCAATTAAGTGCAGAGTTCGGAGCCCAACAGGCACAAAGCATTAAATTAGAGGCTGAGTCAGCCTTAGATGCATTACTTGTTGCTAACAAAGGCAGTAAAGAACAAATGGATGCCGTAATAGGACAACTAACTGGTGTTGAATCTCCAATGATGAGCGAGCCGATGGATGCAGGACTTGGTGCTGAAGAACCAATGGATGCACCTGTTGATAATGTTCCAGCCGCGGCAGGACCTGAAGAAGAGCCACTAGGTAGAGCACCTGTAGAAGCACCTGAGGTGTAACATGAAAATCCGTGAAGTAATACTTTTCGAAAGTTACTTCGACGACTTGCAAATTGCTATCAGAGATAGACTTGCACAAGTAGTTGGCGGTGATATGGACGAAATCCCCACAGAAGTTTTTAGAGACCTTATGGGAAAAGATGGTTTTCTGTTGAGCACCGACGAATTAAAACAAACATTAAATGACATGGATGTTGTACAAAGTGTAGATGATGAAGTAATTACACCTAAAGGCAAAATCCCAAATGATATGGCAGAGCCAGATGCTGAAGAAGAACCTGAAGTAGATGTTGCTTCTATGGCAGGTGACCAGGCAATGCAAGACGTAAAAGCAGACCTACCTACATAATTCAAAAATAAATACTAGTATGAAAACCTCTCTGCTAGAAAATCTTACCAATCCGTACAAAAAGAAAGAAGATTTATCTTTTGTTGAGTATATGAAAACTTTTACAGGCTCGATAAGCCATTTACATGCATGGAGTACTCCTTACGATGTAGAAGATTTACATGAAGACATTAGAGAAAGGTACTCCTCTTCTGAGTTCAAAGAAGAATATGAAGCATACAGTATTAATTTAGCAGACTGCCCAAAAACATATTCACAATTAAATATGGATTCTTCAGCATACCTTCCTATGATTTATGATTACCGAAGACCATTACGTGAAGAAAGTGCAACACGTTCAAAATATTTAAAAGACCATGATTATTTACAAAGAAAATTTCGAACATTAGACAAACTTTTAAATGTAGGAATGAGTATAGAAAATTGGAGAAAAAATTATGAGGATGTAACTTATCAAATAAATTCCATAGGTTTGCGTAGTCATTTAGAATTTGAAGATTTGGAACCAAATAAATTTATTCCTGTTTTTGGTTGCAGTAATACATTTGGACTTGGTACTAGATATGAAAATTTATGGTTCAATCAACTTGATGAGGACTTGCCTAGGTTTAATATGGGAATGTCATCTAATGGTGTTGTAGAAACACTACTTACATTAAAAAAACTTTACAAAGAAAAACCTTTCAAGAAGGCGTATGCTGTTTTACCTCATTGTGAAAGAACAGCACACATAAGCAATAAAGGATGGCACGAAGGTGGATCGTTTTATCAAAGCACATTAGATGAGTGGCTTCACTTAAATCAATGTTTTAATTCAGAATCAAGGCACATGTATATAAGTATTTGTTATAGTGCATTATTAGATTTTTGTAAAATAAATGATATAGAGTTAAACATTTATGCAACTTTTACATACGGACATCTCAAACATTGTATAGAGTGGGAAATGCCTGTGCCAAACTCAATGCGTACAGCCACATTTGAATTAAAAAATATTAAGTTTATTGACCCTAAGAAACATTCTCTCTCAGAAATGCAAAAACATGTAGCCAGAGATTGTGTTCATTTCGGTGTAACATGGCATAGCCATATCGCTAATTTATTTAAAGAGCCTGGAAATAAATACTTGGATAGAGTTGTACTATGAGAAAAAGTGAATTATACGAAAAACTGCTAACACCATTTTTAGAAAAAAGAAGAATGGATTTTCCTGATTTTGTGAAAGCCTTTACAGCGGGTATCACAAGAATGCATATAGGAGATTACATTTATACAGAAGAGGATTTTGTTCCTGCTTCTTGGCAATTTTACAAGGATGACCTTATTGGACATAGAGACTACTCTATACATTTAGAAGATTTACCAAAACAATACAAACATCTTTCTTTAGATACTCCTTTTACAACAAAAAAATGGCTAGAAGCATTTTCAGATGTAAGAGATGAAGTAAAAGAACCTAACAACGCAAAGATAAGAGACAGAGTTGTTAGAAACTTTACAGATATAGGAATGTCTGAAGAAGAATGGTGGTCAACATATGATAAAGGAAATCCAATCACTTACAATATAAACTCTCTTGGTTTGCGTAGTGATTTGGAGTTTGAAGATTTAGTACCAAATGAATTTATACCTGTGTTTGGTTGTAGCCATACACAAGGAGTAGGTACAGCAGAAAAGGATATATGGTGGAATAAAATAGGAGAAAATTTACCTATTTTTAATTGTGGACTAAGTGCAAGTGGTCCTATGGAAGTTTATCTTTTATTAAGACAACTATATGAACAAAAACCGTTTGAAAAAACTTATGTCTGTGTGCCACATAGTGAACGTACAGCACACATTAGTAACAGAAGAATCATAGAAGGCGGTGTACATTATCAACAAGTATTTTTGAAAGAATTTGAGCATATTCATACTGCAATTAATATGGAAACTAAAAATATGTACACATCTATTACAATATCTGCTATAGAAGATTTTTGTAAAGCACATGATATTGAACTAAAAATGTATGCAAAGAATACATTTCAAGGAATAAAAGATTTTATAAATTGGGATATAATTGCACCTCCATTAACAAAAATGTATATACCTATATTAGGAAAAGAATTACAAATTGTAGATCCAAATATACATACACCTGAACAAATTAAGAATGCATGTGCTAGAGACCTTATTCATTATGGCGTAAATTGGCACGATAAAATTGCTGAATATATGACAGGTTGACTAAAATACTAGAAAATGCTATAATACAACTTAAGGAAAAAACATGCTTTTAAAACCTAAATTCGATTACAAAATACTAGAACGCAAAAGCACTCCGCAAGGAAGACAGTATGTCGGAGATGACAATGTACCTGTGCCTAGTGTAACAACAGTATTAGACAAGACTTCAGACAAAACAGCCTTAATTGCATGGCGTAAACGTGTAGGCGAAGAAGAAGCAAATCGAGTAAGTAAAGAAAGTGCAGGACTAGGAACAAAAGTACATAATGCAATAGAAAAATATATTCTGGGCGAGACAGTTGAGTTTGGTACTAATATGGTTAGTGTTATGGCAAAACAAATGTCGGACTTAGTTATAAATGAAGGATTTACAAATATAGATGAAGTTTGGGGAACAGAAATAGGATTAATTGCACCTGGATTATATGCTGGGACAACAGATTGTGTTGGAATACATAAAGGCGAAGAAGCAATTATAGACTTTAAAACATCTAAAAAAATTAAAAAAGAAGAATGGATTGAAGACTATTATTTACAATGTTGTGCTTATGCAATGGCACATAATGAAATGTATGACACAAATATTAAAAAAGGTGTTATACTTATGGTCAGTAGAGATAATAAATTTAAAGAGTTTGTTATAGAAGGTGCAAGGTTTGAAATGTATTGTGACCTTTGGGAAACAAGACTTACAGATTATTATGCATCACTATGAAACAAGTAGTTTTAAAACAACATGCAGTAGGAGAAATTTCTACAGACAATTTTGAAGTTGTTACAAAACCAATACCTAAAATAGAAGACGGAGAATTTTACATACAAAATTTTGTGTGTGGAACAGATCCTTACATGCGAATTTCAATGAACCCTGTTGAAACATTTCCTAATTATCCTATGGTAGAACTTGGAGAAGGCATACCAGGTGAAACAGTTGGCATGGTTGTGGAAAGTAAAAATAAAGACTTTCCTGTTGGCACTTACTTGTGGCACAAATTAGGTTGGAGAACACATGCAGTAGGAAATTCTGATACAGAACATTTTAAACTTGATATAGACGGCGACCGTGTAGAGTTTGCAAAACGTTATCTTACATTGTTTAGTTTAGTAAGTAAAACAGCATATTACTCTCTAACTAGAGTGCTTAAAATAAAAGAAGGTGATGTTGTTTGTGTTAGTGGAGCAACAGGTGGTGTAGGTAATTTAGTTGTGCAATTTGCAAATTTAATGGGTGCAAAAGTATATGGTATTACAAGTACAGAAGAAAAAGCAAAACTTGTTGAACAATTAGGTGGTACAGGTATAGTTGTACCTAGAAAAACAAACATAGCAGGAATACAAAAAATTTTAAATAAGTATGGACCATTTGATGCATATCATGAAAACGTAGGCAACGACTATTTCTTTTCTGCATTACAGAATATGTCTTATTCAGGCAGAATGTCTTATTGTGGTGTAATGTCTTTGTATCAAAATGTTATGCCAACACCAGGACCTAATTTATTTGCTCTCACAGTTAAAGATGTTACCATAAGAGGTTGTAATATGACCAAAGATTATGTGTATGGTTCCGAAGAATGGAAACAACAATTTAACTGGATAAGTGAATTTGAGGAGTTTGTAAATAAAAATATTGACAATTTATTGTGTATAAACTCTACATATAAAGGCATAGAAGCAATGCCAGAACAATTTGTTGACCATTTTACTCCAAAAGACCCAGGATCTGGAAAATCTTTGTGCGAGTTGAATTAACTATATTTGCTGAAAGTGATAAATACAATTATTAAAAGTAATTGGAGTTTACATGTCACACCAAGACGATGCAAATTTAAAAATAATAATCAGCAGAATCCAGCAGAGAAGAGGATTAAAGCAAGATTTACCTCAACCTCTTAGACCTGGAGAAATAGGTTTTGCTACAGATAGCAAACAAATTTATATAGGTGCTGATACAGATGATTTAATTAGTTCAACATACAATAAAACTGTATCATTTGAAAATACATTAGGTGCTTCTGCATCTACATTAAGTTTAGCAAATGCACAAATAATTAAATTTACTGTTCCACATATTAGATACCCAAAAGGTTCAGGATCTTTTGATGGCGTAACAAAAGCAAAATCTTGGAAAGCAAATACAACTTTAGTATCTTCAGCAAACTTAACATTATCAAATGGTACTTCTGTAGCAAGAACAGTATTTGATGACACAGTTTCAGGCAATAACTTCATTACTCAAAACCAAACAACAAGAGTTTTTAATGCAGACGATATTACAGTTCTAGTAAATAACAAACCACAACACGGTGATTCTAGTGGAACAGGTGCAACTGTAAATACAGCATTCGATTATAATTTTGTAAGTGGTAATTTAAGTACTAGTGACCATTCATTATATTTAAGATATGCACCAACTAATTCAGATGATGTTGCAATTACATACTATGGCAATTCACATGTAAATCACATTTTATCAAACACAACTATAGCAAGTGGTTCTACTTTAACAGGGTTCCATGCTAATATGAATATTCCTTCATATAGATATATTGATAGTGATTTAGTTTTAGTCAATCCAGAAGTAGGAACAGGATTTATTGGATTAGAGAAAAAACACATAGACGTTGTTACAGAAGGTTCAGGTATTGCAAATGTAAGCAACATCACAACAGGTAATATTATTTTTGCTAAAGATCCAAAAGATCCTTCACTTACAACTGTAGATTCTGCAAATGCTAATAACACAATTTATAGTGGTATTGGTAATGTTACAAGTTCAGTAGATTTTGCCAATTCAACAATAACATTTGATACAGGTTCTGAAAATATTGCATTTACAGAATTAGCAAATGCAGATGGCGGATATAATGGCTATGTTTGGACAGAAGGTGGTTCAACAGATGGAACAGTTACAGCATCCACTAACAGTTACTACCATAAAAAACTTTTACCTATATCAGCAAATAGTGTAGCAAATACTTTTACAGTAACGTTACCTTCTAATAGTTGGTCAACAGGTAGAAGTGTAACAGCGGCAGTTGATTCTAGTAATACTGTTACACTTACAGCAAACGTGGAAGGTTTAAGAAATGGAGACAACGTTACATTTATAGGTAACACTACTTTAGTTTCTGGAAGTCCATATACTGTAGCAAGTGTTAATAGTGGCTCTGGAACATTTACAATTACAGAAGCCGCACTTACAGGTGGTATAACAAGTGGGCTAGATTTTGTAAACGTAGGACAAACAGGTACTGCAAATATTATACAGGTATTTAGTGCAGAACATGGATACGTTTCAAATACAACTACAGGCATTATTGTAACAGGTAGTTCCAATACTACATTAATAAATAATGCAAATTTCAGTTTAGCAGATACTAGTAATATTACAAACAATACATTCTTTATACAATCTAATGCGGCTGTAGATGCCAATGTAACAGGTAATTTTAATCCAAATGTATCAAATCTTACTACAGCAGATGGTCTTACAATTAAACCAGCATACTTACTAAACACATCTAGTCAAACAACATTAAATGGAATAATGTCTTTAGTAAACGGCAAAAATCAATGGTTCTCATTTAATTTGAAACCAGATACAAATGATGAAATATATGTTATTAGTGATGACCAAACTCAGTATAGATTATTCAATGACCCACAAGACACCGTTGACAGTTTAGGTGCATTAGGTTTAACTTCAGGATCATACGCAACAAGAAGCGGCAACACAGTAAAAGCAAAATTAGAAGTTTGGTTGACAAAAGTTTTAAGTGATAATAAAGTCAATATTGTTTCTGACGTATTCATAAATGATAAGTTCAGTGATAATGCAGACGTACAAAGTTTAGGTACATGGAAAATAGATGTAGATACTACAAACGGTGAAATAGATTTTGCAAGTAGTGACGAAGCAGGGCACTTTGCAGAAGTAATAAACAAATTATACTTCAAAACAAATAGTCCTGATAAAAGAGGTTTAGTTACAATTAAAACTAATATTGAAGTACTTACTACTCAAGCATTACAATCTGGAACAGCAGATACATTCTATTCACAGCCTAAGCAATTAACAATTGGATCAGGTACAGGTATTGCTCTACCTGATTTAGGAACAGACTCTACTGCTATTGATACATTCTTTATAGATTACTCTTTAGTAGGTCAAGCATTAGATAGTGGTAATAGTTCTATTACAAGATATTACAATCAAGTAGGTACATTAATTTATAATGCTAATCCATTATCTCAAACAGATGCTAATGGTAATGTTTCAGGTTCTGTAACGTTACAAGATGTTAGTTCTTCGTCTCATGATTATCATGCAAATGGAAATGTTTACTATTCGGGTGCGGTTGAATTTAACGGTTCAATGGCAAATGGTACTGTGAGTATTACAGCAGACAACAATGTTACTCCTCCAACAAGCAATGTAGTAATGAAATACATTGTGCGTAAGTGGAAATCACAATAGTAATAAACAATGTTCGAAAAACACACAGACGTCGATAGACGCCTAGTACAGTTCAGGTCAATTCGTAAGAATGCAAACACAGAAAAAGATGTTCTGGAAGCATTTTCTACTGTAAAAATTCACAGTCGTTATCTAGATTATTATTCTCCAAAGAGTTGGATGAAGCCTTTTGAAATTATTGAAAATGGATATTTTTGTACCACTGGTATTTCTATTTTGATGTACAACATATTATCGAATTTAAAGTTCATAGAACCATGTCGAACATCGTGGAAAGTGATAAGTAATCATGTTACAGGAAAAGATGGAGCAATTTTTATTTTCGATGGTTTTGCATACAATCTTATACCTGGGGAAAAGGTTTTATTTGAGAAGAGTAATGATTATATTGTTCTTCAGGATTTAAAAGATATCACGATTCCTATAATATAATCATTGACAGTCTTTTTGTATGATGTTATAATAGGAATTCTACATACATTATACAGGATAGACAATGCAAGTACAGAAACGAGACGGACGACTAGAAGACTTAAACATAGACAAGTTACACAAAGTCGTAATGTATGCCGTTGAAGGCATAACAGGCGTAAGTGCCAGTGAAGTAGAAATTAATTCACAAATTCAATTTTTCGAAAAAATCAAAACAGAGGATATTCAAGAAACACTTATTAAAAGTGCGGCTGACCTTATATCAGAAGAAACACCAAACTATCAATATGTAGCAGGTAGATTAATTAACTACCATCTGCGTAAAATGGTTTATGGTGTATTTGAACCACCTTGTTTATGTGACATTGTACAAAAAAATATCGATGCAGGATTTTATGATCCTGAATTTACAGACCTATACACTAAAGATGAAATTAATGAATTACAAAGTTTTATAGACCACAGTAGGGACGAATACCTGACCTATGCGGCTATGGAACAATTCCGTGGCAAGTATCTAGTACAGAATAGAGCAACAGGTGAAATATTTGAAACACCACAAGTTGCATATATGATGATTGCCGCAACATTGTTTGCAAAGTATCCTGCAGACAAAAGAATGAAATACATCAAAGATTATTATGATGCTATTAGTAAGTTTTTAATTAGTTTGCCTACTCCTGTTATGGCTGGTGTGCGTACACCACAAAGACAGTTCAGTAGTTGTGTACTAATTGAAACAGATGACAGTTTAGACAGTATCAACGCAACCAGTAGCAGTATCGTAAAGTATGTTAGTCAAAAGGCAGGCATTGGCATTGGTGCAGGAAGAATTAGAGCAATTGGTTCCAAAATTAGGAGTGGAGATGCAACACATACAGGCGTTATCCCTTTCTATAAATTATTCCAATCTGCAGTTAAGTCTTGCAGTCAAGGTGGTGTAAGAGGCGGAGCGGCTACATTATACTATCCTATTTGGCATTTAGAAATCGAAGATATGCTAGTGTTAAAGAACAACAAAGGCACAGAAGATAATAGAGTACGTCATATGGATTATGGTGTACAGTTTAATAAACTTATGTATGAAAGATTGATTGAGGGCGGTAATATTACATTGTTCTCTCCTAATGATGTACCAGAAGTTTATGATGCTTTCTTTACTGACCAAGACAAATTTAAAGAACTATATGAAGCGGCAGAAAGAAAAACTAGCATTAGGAAAAAGTCTATACCAGCAGTAGAATTGTTTAGTAATTTTGTACAAGAAAGAAAAGATACTGGTAGAATATATTTAATGAACGTTGACCATGCTAATACACACGGCTCATTTATTGAAGATGTTGCTCCAATTAAACAAAGCAATTTGTGTTGTGAAATTGATTTGCCAACAAAACCTTTAAACAATATAGAAGATCCAGAAGGGGAAATAAGCCTTTGTACTTTAAGTGCAATTAATTGGGGTGCCATAAAAAGTTTAGAACAAATGGAAAAAGTTTGTGATTTGGCTGTTAGAGCATTAGACGAATTACTTGACTATCAAGAGTATCCAATTACAGCGGCATATAAAAGCACAATGAACAGACGTCCACTAGGAATTGGTATTATTAATTTTGCATATTGGATGGCTAAAAATGATAGTACATATCAAGAACCAAATTTAGAAATGGTTGATACATGGACAGAAGCATGGAGTTACTACTTAATTAAAGCAAGTGCAGACTTGGCAGTAGAGAAAGGTGCTTGTCCTAAGAGCAACGAAACAAAATACAGTTTAGGTATTACACCTAATCAAACATACAAGAAAGATGTAGACGAGTTAGTAAAACATCAAGAACGTGCTGATTGGGAAGGATTAAGAAAACAATTAAAAGAAACAGGTATTAGAAACAGTACATTGATGGCACTTATGCCAGCAGAAACGTCAGCACAAATTAGTAACAGTACAAACGGCATAGAACCTCCTAGAAGTTATGTAAGTGTTAAGCAAAGTAAACATGGCGTATTAAAACAAGTAGTACCGGGTTATCCAAGATTAAAAAACAAGTACGATTTACTATGGGACCAAAAGTCCCCAGAAGGATATCTTAAGATTATGTCGGTCCTACAAAAGTACATAGACCAGGGTATTTCGGTAAATACATCTTATAATCCAGAACACTTTGACGATGAAAAAGTTCCTATGAGTTTGTTGTTGCAACATCTCATCATGTTTTATAAATATGGTGGTAAGCAGTTGTATTACAATAACACACATGATGGACAAGGTGAAATAGATATCGAGAAAGAAGAAGGTAGAAAAGTATTAGAAGTAAATATGGTTTCTACAGTGGATACTTTTGAAGACGAGGACGATTGCGACAGTTGTAAAATATAATGACAGTATTTAATGCAAAAAATAAAAAACATCATACTAAAGCAAAAATGTTTTTGGACCCTAACGGCGGAGTTAATGTCCAGAGATTTGATGTGGTTAAATACAAGCAGTTTGAAAAATTAACTGAAAAGCAACTTGGTTTCTTTTGGAGACCTGAAGAAGTTGATATTCTAAAAGATGCAAAAGACTTCAAAGACCTTACAGACTTTGAAAAGCATATCTTTACATCAAATTTAAAAAGACAAATACTATTAGATAGTGTACAAGGACGTTCACCTAATCTAGCATTATTACCTGTGGTAAGTGTTCCTGAATTAGAAACATGGATTGAAACTTGGGCATTCTCAGAAACAATTCACAGCAGAAGTTATACACATATTATTAGAAATGTGTATCCAGATCCTAGCAAAGTGTTTGATGAAATGTTAAACATCAAAGAAATTACTGATTGTTCAGATGCTATCACAGAAAACTATGATAAACTTATAGAACAAAATCAAGCAAGAGAACGTGGCTTACAAAGTTATGATGAATACGAGCATAAAAAAGCATTGTATAAATGCATAATGAGTGTAAACATTTTAGAAGGAGTACGTTTTTATGTAAGTTTTGCATGTAGTTGGGCATTTGCAGAATTAAAGAAAATGGAAGGCAATGCTAAAATTATTAAATTCATTGCTAGAGATGAAAATGTACATTTAGCAAGTACACAACAAATGCTAAAAATCTTACCACAAGATGACAAAGATTATGAAAAAATTGCCAAAGAACTAAAAGAGGAATGTACTCAAATGTTCTTAGATGCAGTTGAACAAGAAAAACAATGGGCAGACTATTTGTTCAAAGACGGAAGTATTATAGGACTAAATGCAGAACTGCTCAAACAATACATTGAATTTATTGCAGGCAAACGTATGCATGCCGTAAAATTAGATTCACCATTTAATACTGGTACAAATCCTTTACCTTGGACACAAAAGTGGATAAGCGGAGGAGAAGTACAAGTAGCACCTCAAGAAACAGAAATCAGCAGTTACGTTATTGGCGGCACAAAACAAGACGTAGACAAGGATTCCTTTAAAGGATTTAGTCTTTAAGATAAATAAATGTGTACAATTTGCACATATTATGTAAGTTGCACACCATAAGACATGGTTTAAAAGTCTATTTACAATCGTTCATTCACTCTAAATGTAGCAGTGAACGGAAGTAAGTAACCTGAAAACCTCTTTGTTTTTCACAAAAACAAAGGCAAGCAAGTACCCATCCTGGGGAACGAGACCGACAGTTACCGAAGGAACGCATCTAACTTAATTAATTGAGGAGGATGATATGACTAAAGTATATAGAGGTATCGCATACGATCCTAAAAATATCAAAGCCGAGAAAGTACAACCTCAGCCTGGTATTTACAGAGGCATCAAGCACGATCCTATAGTTGCAGAAAAGTCTAAGTCACCAGTAAGCGGCACATACCGCGGTGTATCTTATTCTGCATAATGGATCACCAAACACGAAAAGGGTCGGCAACGACCCTTTTCTTTTGAGTAAATAGATAAATACATAGTAAACATTTTATGGAAACAATATTATGGAAATGAGAGAACTTATAGACTTAATTGAAGAACAGCAATTGATTGCTGAACTTCTAGCAGAAAAGAAATTAGGTAAACTAGGTAAAGCAATGGCTACAATAGGAGCAATCGGAAGTTTAGCAACAGCATCACCAGGTGTTGCAGGACAAGAAGTTGCATACGATTCACCTGACTATAACAAAAATTCTACAAGTAGTGCCGAACGTGCTATAGATTCAGAAAGGTCACCAGGTGAAGTTGCACAATACGAACCTACAGTAGATGATGGTCGTTCAAAAGAAGTTGCTGATGACGATGTTAAAAAGAATGCTAAGGGAGTTCTTG